TATGTTCACGGTAAACCCAAGGGCATCCGCTTTCTGAACGATTGCATCTACAAGCAACTGCAACTCCCATTTGTTCTTTTCTTGAATAGTTGTTGCTGTCGGTAGGCTTTTTGTTTTATGGAAAAAGACTTTCATTTCTATTTTGTTTTAGTAGTCAGGACAGGATTCGAACCTGTATGGTCTTAGTTTCTCCTAGTTGGCCCACTTTGCCCGACTCGAACGGGAATGTTAGCGACCTAAATCCAACTCTTAGCGTCTATCCAATTCCGCCACCTGACTATATTATTACTTCTCTTTGGTATTAAAGGTAAATCTGTATAATAAGAAAAGGAACCTCAATACAGATGCACTTTCTGTTTGGTATAACACTTGTTCCCCAAGCAACCATCAATCCAATCTGGTTTGATGTCATAATTCTGCCCCATTTGAACTTTTTCATTTCTCTTTGGTGTTAAGCAATTCTATATCCACGATAATTACAAGAAGGACAATGTATGTCTTTCTTTGGTGGATGGGATGTTAATGTCGCCATAGGTTGACTATCCATCAATTCCTCACCACACTTTGGGCAAGCAATTCCGTTTGGTTTTGGTGAGTTTTCAAACATTGAAGAATAATTGCTCCAAGAATTTGAATTGTGTTCATCTAATGATTTTAGTTTCTTTTTCATTTCTCTTTGGTGTTAAAGGTTTCGTTGTAGTAGTCATTTGCGTCAGCCCATTGATTGTGCCAACCATCCAACTTAACCGAAAATCTTAATCAACATATATAAGATTCCTGCATTGAGCAGAAAAGCAAATATAAACTCTAATAGGGTTTGTTTGTTATTTTCTTCCATTTTTTTTGTCGTGTTCTTCTGCGTGGCATCGAGAGCATAGGACTACACACTTCTTCATCTCAGACATTATCTTCTCGTATGAAACTCCATTTGTTATTGCGTCACCTACACTGAAGTCCTTATCATCGTTGGGGTGGTGGAACTCCAAGGCCCTATCTGAAAACGTTTCAGGGTGAGTCTTCTTGGAATAGCCACAGGTTTCGCAACTAAGCCCCCGCTTGTGTTCCCTAACCTTATCACGTATATCCCAACGTCTTTTGTCCTTGACATCGTTTACACATTTCTTGCACTTTGCTCTTCGTATATTCCTAACTGCCTGTGTGTATTTACCTGTAAGATAGTATTCTGATTCAGGTTTTTCTACACCACAATTCGTGCACTTCTTATGGCTCATCTTGTAGTGAATTTTTTATATCCTCGAGTTGTGATATTAAATCATTCAAGCAGACAAGAAGTTTATCGAACTCTCTATCAACTAAGTGCTCATATATATCAGACGTAGAGTCGTTGATATTGTCCATCAGGTTGTTGATGTGATTCAATCTTTCATTCTCGAACGCTGATGGCTTAGTCATTTTATTTATTCATCATAAACACCATTAAAGAAATGATTGAGTCTCCTTTCTATAAAGTTCTCTGAACCTTTTAGTGTGCGTTCTGTTATCATTCTATACAACGGTGAGAGTCTTTCTTCCTGTGCTTTGAACTTTTGTTGGTCAGTTTTTAGACCTTCTAATTCCAAACTTAACGAATTAAATTTATTTTTCAAAACAATATATTCTTTTTTAATCTCATCGCACGACATCTCATACACGGGGTCGTAACCCTCGTAGTAGTTCGAAGTGATTAACCCATAGTTACTTGCGAATGTCTTGTCGGTCTTTAAATACCAATCAACATTCTTCAAGTAGTGAACGATTGATGAGTGGTCTTTACCAAGAAAGGAACCAATCTTTGTCAGACTATACCCACGCTCACGGCATATAGATGAAAAGATAATACGTGCATTAACGTGCTCACGCTCACGTGTCTTGTCCAATATGTCTACGTTCAAGACTTCATTAATCAACCTGATGAGAACTCGCACATCGGTTGGTGTTTTAAGTAAAAAATTAGATTTCATAATATTCAATTGTATTGTCTTCTAAAACCATATCCAAGTATTCATCACTCCCTATCTCTTTAAACCCAAGAAGTAGTGGTGGACTTGATTCATCTTTTACAAATTCTATTTCGTAAAAGAGTGGGTTGTTTCTTTTGATTACTCCCGCAACAGACTGCGTCCATCCCTGTATCATTGGGAGTTCTTGCAGTACAGATACAAATGCCCTAAGTATCTTTCGCCTGTCTCTTACGGGAACGTGTTCGATATCTAAGAGGAACTCCTCCCCAATCTCGAATCTATTCTCCTCGATAAACTTCTGTTCTAAATCCATAGTCCTCTAATTCTTTTAATCTAAACTCTTGTAGTTTTGAGACCGTACCACTTGGTGTTTTCACCTCGCAAAAAAGTACATTAGAGTCTTTTGGAATAGCAATCAAATCAGGGATTCCATTCTTGTTGGTCTTGACAAGTTTGATTACATAGTATCCTTCCTTTTCAAGTTGCTTGATTCTCTTGGATTGTATCTGTTGCTCTGTCACCCTATTAGCAATAACGAAATCTTGTACCCGATAAAAGCACCGACAGATGTGGGCACAGGGAACACGATAAACTTCCCTAATGACGTAACATATTTCGGCCTGTTAATTACCTTCCCAACAAAGAAGTAGTAGAGTAAATAAGAAATGAGAACTGCAATATCTAATCCAATCTTTATCGCAACAATCATAGTAGCACCAAGGAATCCGTAGATAAAATTATATATAACTCCTTCCACCCAAAACTCATAAGGTGGCGTTTCCTTGTAATCTTTTTGTGCCTGTTTTAAATGCTTCTTCATTATAACAAATTTAATAAATCCTTTTTGAAATGGTTTACAGTGTAGTCCTTCTTCTTACTGACCGCCTTGTAAATCTCGTGCTCAATACCACCTTCAGAGAATATCCAATAGATGTCTGACTCTAACCTATCCTTGGTTGTCATCCTATCCCTTGACTGCCAATAACTTGTGGCAGAGAAGTCTATGTTATAGTACACCAACGCCTCCGCTTCTCGTAAGGATATACCCTCACGTCCACTTACGATTTGTAAGGCTATAACCTTACAGTCAGTGTCCTTGAAGACACTCAGTTCAGTGGTCATATTGTCCTTACCAAATACCTCCTTCAGTGCATTGAGTTCCTCAACAAACTTGTAGAAGATTCCAATCTTCTTCCCTTTAAACTTATACTTGATGTACTTAGCCTTGCTCAAGTCCAATACCTTAGAGTTGCCTGACTCAAACTTGATTGTGCCTGAGCAGAGTTGGTGTAGTTTCATCATCAGTTTAACAGGAGTGTCTGCTAAGATTACCTCCTCCTTACCCTCGACAACCAAGTGCCTCTTGAGTTGCTTGATTATCTGAAGTGTCAACGGCTCGAGTGGTACAGTAAGTATGTGCTCACGTGTCTCCACCTTGAACCCTGCCTCCTTCTGCGAGTAAGCAATGGTATATGGTTTCATCTCGTCAAGTATACGCTTATGTCCATCGTGGTAGTCGTTCACGTAAAGCGAATTGATTTTCCTTTGCTTGACATTCACGTAGTCTTTAGCAAACTTGTAAAAGTTTACGTACTGATTGAATGGATTTGTACGTACACCATACACCTGATGGTACATCTGAGAGTACGACTCAGGAGTTGGGGTTCCCGATAACAGGATGACCGATGGGCTATAAGTCTTAATGATATGGCTCACGGACTTGGCTCGTTCACTTGGTTTGGGGAACGCACCCATACTGTGGGCCTCATCAAGTATCAGCATATCGAATGACCCGACATCCTCTACCTTGTGCAATGACTCATAGTTAATTATGGTAATGTCATAGTCGGGGTTAAGCAATTCGTAGTCATCCTTGATGCTTGACATCGCCTTCTTCTTGGTAACAAATAGTACATTCTTTTTGTTACAGAGTTGTGCGATACTCATACTCGTAAGTGTCTTACCTGTACGAACTTCCATCGCAAGGTAAACGAAGTTGTGCTTGAGAATAATCTCAGAACCTTTCACGACTATCTCCTTTTGATAGTCTCTTAGTTTTACTTTGCTCTGTTTGTTTTCCATTCTGTACTTGTAATATTCTACACTTCTCTCTGCCTTCTGAATAGACTCCTTGTCTGTATCATACGTGTTCTCGTATGATTTCTTTCTGTTCTTGCCACGACCACTGAACACTTCTTTCTTCTTGGTCATCACACCGTGGAGGAGTACGGCCTTCTTGTACATATCCTCATCGGAGTGTCCTGCTAACCTCGGGAATATTCCCTCAGGTCTAACTTCTCTTTTAATTTGATACATTTTTCGTACTCCTCTATTTCAGTAAAGTAAATTAACATACCCTCTATTTCTTTTTTCTTGAACCGACTGCCGGGGTTGTGTGCAAAGAAGATGAACTCTGAAAGGTCAAAGTCACCCTCATCGATTCCGTTGACAAGCACCTCGTATGAGTTTCTCATTGCTATGTCTAACACTTCTCTCTCGCTATACATCATAGATTAATTTGGCTTTGTGTCTCGAGTTCGTGCTTATGTCGGATACGCATCCATCTTCCTGCAGGGTCACGTCCCTCCTCGGGTTGTACTCCTGTTACATATAGTGCGTATGATACAAGCCACTTATAGAAACGTGTGCGACTGATAGTCATCTTAGCCTTTGGCCCGTAGTCAGGATACTCCTCAATGAATGAGTAGTACAAGTCCTGCTTCATAAGTTTAGGCCCAATGTCTAAGTTGTCATTGCGTTGGTTGCCATCTGTTAGACCACACCATTCGATGAAGTCGTGAGATGTCTCGGCTGAGAGTTGACGAATCTTCAGGTTGACGAACTTACTCTTAACCAATCCTGTATTCAAGTATCCTTGAAGACACTGCACCATATAGTTATCGAACTGACACCAATCCTCATCGTTCCAATCTGCAAAGAAGTGCTTACCAAATTCATCAAGAGGAGTGTAGTTCTTATTGTAGTGCTGATGCAATTCAATCTCCCACTTACGTCTTGCGAAAGAGTTACCGCTTCCCTTGATAGCGTAGTTGGTAGTGATGGCAATCTTCGGTGACTTGCTGAATGGTATCTTGATAGCGTCCTTGTTCTTCTTCTCCAACGTCAGGCCCTCTGTTACTACAGAGAATAGACGCTCGAAGTCAAAGTGTTTCTTCACGTCATCAAAGCAAAGTATCTGCGTGTCTGCTGATACAAGTTGGTATGGGAATGACTTCTCAAAAGCAAACGCCTTACCATCAATCACTACGAGTTTCTTCATCTGAGATAGGGCGTTCATAAACAATCCCTTACCTGTTCCACCCTCAGGGTTGTCGCTGATTACCTCATCGTTTAGGATTACTGCAGGGCAGTACGATAGGTTCTTGTATCCGTGCATCATAAAGCCAATCGTAGATTCCATAGTCATCACTCGGTTCTCATCATCACCGCAGATGCGTGAGATAAACTTCTGATACATACAATCATCCACATCACAGATGGTAAACTTCCTATCGATGACGTGGTCTTTCCAAACGTAACCGCCAAGGTCAAGGTAGTCGATTGGTTCTATCTCATCGTTAGATATCTTAACTGCACAGTTACGGTAGTACAGGTATGATGTGTCCTTGTTATCTTCAATGAAGTAGATATCTATGGTAGATAGTAGCGTAAGAAATTCCTCACGGAAGTAGCGCACGTTGTCAGCAAAGTAGTTGTAGATGCTGAGGTCATCCAATTCAATCAGGTGGTTAAGGATGAAGTCCTTGATTTCTTTCTCTGATGTGTGGTCGATTAGATTGTTAGTGACCTTAACAAACACGTAGTTCTTACTACCCTCAGGACAATACTTATAGAATCCATTGTCCTCAAGGAACTGCTTGAATAAGATGTGAACGATTTTGATTACTCCCTTCTCGCTCTTCTCCCAAAATGTTTGAGTCGAGTTCTCCTTCTCGATACGAGTAAGTACCGCTTCGATTGTATCGCCATCCAAGTTCGACTCTTCTAATTGGTGACGTACTTCTTTTTTTGATACGCCTCTTTTTAGTTTGGTTTTGATTTGATTCAGTTTGTCTTCGTCCTCGTAATACTTTGTACCAAACTTCTGTGGTTGGGCGTAGGCTGAATTTATTGTGGTTTGAATCTCACGCAGTGTGAAGTCCTGTGTGGCGTATTGGTTTAGCACATACCCTGCCAAGGATTTGTTTACACCATACTCATTGAATGCCATCGCAAGTACGTACACATTGTGGTTGCGTTGGCCCTCAACCATTGGGTACTTCTTCACCCACCACTTCACAAGGATATCTACAATCTTGTTCTCATCTGTGATAGGAATAGTTGGCGGGTCACGATGTGCATCCACCTCCACATACTCAGGCTCATCAATCTTATCCCATACAGATGAGTTCTTATTTACGTAGATGAGTGGGTCGTATGATTCATAGCACACACGTGATACGTTCTTACACATCTTGTCGAAGTACGGAGAATCAAAGTGCTTCTCAAGAGAGTTGAAGTAGTTGACGTGGTTGTCTGCGTCAGCAGGTATCTTAACCAATACCTTCAGGCCATTGCCTGATGGCGAGATGAATACTGAATAAACAAACTTGTTCTTGGTCAGCGTGTCCTTGTCTGATAGTAGTTCCTTCTTCTTTGTATACCCATCGAAGTCCAAACAGATAAGACCGCTATGCTCCATCAACGATTGGTCTGTGCGTTTTGTGAACCTACCACTAAAGCAGATGGCAGGTAACCGCTTCTTCAATTCGTTGCGCTCGGTTTTATTATTCTCTGTACGTATGCGCTTGATTGTATCCTTTGACGCTCCGTTTTTTATTCTCTCAAGGATTACATCTACATCTCGGTAGAATGGTGTCTCTGTTTCCTTGATATTCTTGAAGATTGTTACATCGAATGTCATTCTTGTGTTGATTTAATGTTGATTTGATTTTTGTAACTCATTGATTTTCAGTAGTAGTGTCGATAATGTCAATTTTATTATATGTATTATAGAGAAAAAGGATATAAATATAATATAAATAAGTATATATACACACATTTTGTTGACAATAAACATAGTTGAGTGCCAAAAAAGGGGGGAACAAATCCCCCCTCTTGGTACTTAAATAGGATGAACTTAGAATGGTAGTTCATCTTCTTCTTCCTGTGATGCCACAGGTGCAGGTGCAGGTTTAGATTGTGCTTGTGCCTGTTGGCCACCATTTGAATTTGGTTTCCAAGTATCCAATTCACAATAGAAGTTACCACCCTGTGCTTGTTTCACATCGATGTTAACCCAACCATTACTTGCGTTGGATTTTAAAAAGGTGATGGCATCATCTACCTTAACACTCATACGTCCGATTACGAACTGTGGGGCTTTCTCATTTCTCTTGAAAGAGAAGCCGTCTGCGAAGATTTTTTCTTGTTGCATATTATTTTACTTTGATTTTGTGTTCCAATATTTCCATTGTATTTAGGATTATATTCATCTTATCCTCTCGTGATTTGCAGTTCATTGGAACAGGCAACCACATCACACGATTCTTTTCACTTTGTGTCCTCAAAGACACTGACCTTTTAAACTTCTTAAAGAGATTCATCTATGTAGTATGACCTGACATCTTTAGTCGGTGCTTCTCCAAAGAAAGTATGGTATACCTCAACGGCACGTTTTACTTTCTCGTGTCCACGCTGAACAAATTCTTCAGTGGGTTTAAACATACCCAACATACCTGTCGACTTGTCAACCACATAGAATACTAATGGCTTACCGAATAGTTGTTGGTAGATATAGCACTGACTATCGTAGTTGTACTTACGTGCAGACCACTTGAAGTCATTGATGTTACCCGTTGTCTTCAGGTCGATAATCATTTCAGGATGAATGATGTCGGCCTTACCCTTCCACATTACACCTTCAATCTCTTTGATAGATGGTACTTCGTACTGAACACCTGTCGCTCTGATGTTATCGTGGAAGTCAAAGTTATTCAGCATACCCGTAACGAGTTGGCGAATCTCTTCTCCCTCTTTCTCCAACAGGCAGAAGTCAATCCCGTTGTCATCGATGTACTGCTTGTACGCTTTAGTTGTGCGAGTTGATACATCAACGAACTGAGTTTGCTCTGCCTTCTCAGGCTCGAGGATTAGTTGGTGGAAGTAACGTCCCTTTGCATACGCAAGGTTGTCACCCGACTCGGGCACACGGAACATCTTTGGATTGTTCAAGAGTGCAGAGATGTCTGAGTTGCTTAGGTACTGATTACCAAACGTACCATAGTAGTGCTCATCATCTTGGAGCATTTTGATTACGTCTTCCATAACTTACTTGATTAGAGTTTGAATCTTGTTCTTAACCGTAGTAGTCACCTTGTACTTACGCTCGATTGTATCAACGATACGCTTGATGCCAATCTCTTTGTTCTCGATAACCCACTTCTCAATCGGCCCCCAATTCTCATCGCCTACCTTTAGTGGCTTGAGTGACGCTTCCTCTTGTTGAGTTTTCTTTGCGGGAGTTACCTGAACTGCCTCGCCTACCTCGGGTAGGTCATCACCTGCATAGATGTAGTGACCAAGACCAAACATCGCAAGGTTCTTAGTGAGACAACGCATCAACGTCTTGTTGATATCGAACATTGTAGCAGCAGCCACAGGCTTAGAGCCATAGCGAGTTACAATCTCAGAAGGAACGTGCTTCATTGCATTGTTCGCACCATCCATAACAGGCAACCACATTGGTAGTGTCTGACCTTGGATAGTTACTGATGTCATTACCAAGTAGCCAAGTGCTTGGTCAAAGAAGTAAGGAGTGCCTGACGCAGGGTCGTTGATTACCTCGTAGGTTGCATCAGGATAGTTCTTCTTAACTTCACCCCACGCCCAAGCCCAAGACAGGTACGTAAGGTTGTTTTTCTTTTCGACTTTGTCGTTCACGTTGATTGCGCTCAACGTTTCAAATACGGATTTTTGATTTGCCATTTGATTTAATTTAATTGATTTAACTTGTTTGTGATTTCAGAATACTTTCTAAGTATGATGTCTCGAAGGTCACGCATTGCTTGTACCTCTTTGACTCTGTTCCTATTGTTAACCTCGTCCCTGATTTTTAATTCTAATCTGTCGAGTTTTGTACGATAGTTAGACAAAGATATAACATACACTCCGTATCTCCAACCATTCTCTAAAAAATTATTCGTCTCGTCTTCGGATAGTTTGTCGTAGTATAGACCGCCACTATTCATATTGTATAGTGCTACCTCTTTTGTTTCGTAGTCCATTACAATCTTCACTCCGTATAAAGAGAAAGAGTTGTAACCCCTACCCTTTAAGTTCACTGCGAATGAATCATCAACCGCTTGTTGGTATACGTCCATCAAACTAAAACGCATTTCTGAATTTGTTTAAGTGCTCTATCGTAGTCCTTGTCTGTGGTTATCTTCCCTCTCACCTGTGATATCCCGTGGATAATAGATGAGTGGTTGATATGGTATCCATTGTCTGCCATATACTCTTGGATGTAAACCACACGCATAGGTCTGATAGCACACAGGTAGTATAACATATGACGTGCGTCAACGATATCTCTTCGTTTGCTCTTGGTAAACAGGGTGTCCTTGTCTATGTTAAATAGTTCAGTCACCTGTTCTACGTATTGATTGAAGGCATTATTCTTTACTTGCATTGTCTTCTCTAAATTGTGGGTGAGTGAATATCTCACCGAATGATTTGAATAGGTCTGTTAATACTTCTGTCGCATCGAGTGTCCTTGAGGACACAACGTCACGCTCTCTTGATTTCTTCCACTGATTGTATTGGTAGTCGTCATCAAGGAAAGGGTCGTTCTGAATCTCAGATTCCCTTTGTTGATTGAATAGTTCTTTTGATTTTCCCATAATAAATTTCAATATTGTGTTACACTTGTAACCCATTCAAAGTTGGGGTCACTCTTTTTTTTATCCTCCTCGGCCAAGATTAGCAGGACTAAGTACCCGCATAAATCAAACAAGGTGTCCTCTGTCTCATCGTTGATGCCTCGGTTCTTGATGCGAGATAACTTGTCATCGATACGTGCACGTAGAGAATCAGATGCATCACCCTTACTAAAGATGTTGATTGGTTTGAGTGCTGAGTTTCCATACGCATCGTTCTTCTCTTGAAGCATTGCGCATACCTTGTCGGTTACTTGTTTTATTTTTTCTTTACTTGTCATCGCTTGGATTGATTGAGTTCCATAGATATCCTTCAACGACCTCCAAATTTTTTGAGCGTTTGCCACGGCCCACGCCTGAATAGTTCAGGAGAAAGTTGCCATCGTTTAGGAGTTGGATGTAGTGGCCACCAACATACCGAGATACCTCGGTGCATTTCTTGTGTAGGTTTGGAGATTGTGCGTAGAGTTTTTCAAATTCTTCACGTGTCATAATCAAACCTGTGTCTACAAAATCTTTGATAGTGTAGTGGTCGTAGTCCATCATCTGTTGCAGACGTTGGATGTACTTTACATTGTGTGGTGATGCCAATTTCTCCTTGATAATCTCATCACGCAAGAGTGCTTTCATCGTTCTCATTTTAGTTTACTTCATTAAGGTTACACAAAACGACATCGCCTACAATGGGATGTCCATACAATTCAGATGCTTCATAGTTGTACTCAAGGTGCATCAAGAGACCTTCTTCGTTTACAATCAGCATCTGACCATTGTGTAGGTTAACGTACTCGATGTACCCACCGACAAGTTTTTGCTGCTTCTTCAGTGTGCTGATGTCGACATCCTCTTCACGAGAGCCATCGACTTTGATTAATGTTGCCATAGGATTTGAATTAATTATAAACAAACTTAATACATAATTTAGACATATGCAAGTGTATTAGCATTTTAATTTTACATCTGCCCACCGCACGTACCAATACCCATCCTTGAGAATCTTGTGTGATGCCCACCACCATTTTGGTTTGGTTGTGTACGTTGTGGGAAGGTAGCCTCCCTCGATTACGATACGTAGTCCAAGGCTGAGTGCCTCGTCAATCTCATCGTGACTTTCCAATAACGAATCACTATCGTCATCGTGTAGTACATAGAGTTCGTGAGCCAACCAAAGTTCCTCACGTTTCTTGTTTCCGTACTTCATTGATTCGGTTACATCTAACCAAACGAAGTTGTCTTTGTTTAAAATAATAGCCATAGTTTTTAGATTTAATTTTTTGTTTTTAAAAAGGGAGCAGTGTCCTTGAGGACACCACCCCCCGACCACAGGATTAGTCGTTTAATTGTTCTACTTCAGTTTCGCTATACCATTTACCACACCCACTGCAGTTGTAGTTGTGGAATCCATCGTGCGCCAAGTCGTGGAAACAATCGATGCAGTATTTATCTGTCGTGTATTCAAAGTCCGTATCGAAGAGTTCGTACTGCGCACATCCACAATCTTCAGCCCAATCGTTTGACCACAAGTTGTCATCGTAGTCCTTGTCTGTCAATTTAAATGTACGCTCGTATGACTTGTGGAATACTGACGCTGAGGTTATCTGCATAGGATTAAAGTAAATCCAACAAGGAATAGTCACTCCGTTCTTCATCTTGATTGGTATCTGTCTGCGCACGTACCATTTTGGATGACCCTCGAGTAAATCCAAGTCACGCAGTGTTGCGTCATCAACCTTGAACACGTCAACGTTCACGTTGTGTCCGATACCTTTCTTGTCTACGAGATAAGGTAACCCCTCAACCAAGAGGGGATACTTATCTTTTGTAGTACCCGAGCCGACAAACTTTGAGTCGGTTAGGTAGTGGTAATAGTTTGTGAACCCTTTCTTCAACGTACCATACACTGCTACCACGTTGTCTTGCAGTACGTTTGCTTTTGAATACCACACGCCATCACGATAGGTGTACAGGTCTCGATTGTAGATTTGGAATGTGCGATTACGCTTGTTGATAGTAACGAAACGACACTCATACTTCTCGAGTTGTGACTTCCAAGTGTGACGTGGAGTGTTGCCAATCTTAATTGCCAATGCTTTGCTATCGCACACCTTGTCGTTGCCAAGGCCCTTGATAGTTCCGTTCATCATTAGCAGTTCATTCTTGTTGCTACCGCATACGAATGGATGAGTGTTCTCTCTGCCAATCTTACCGACAGTTGCATATCGGAAGTGAGCAATGAATGGACGCTCAGTTAAGAGTCGCTTGTACTCTGATGATTTGTGATACTCGACCTCGAATGTATCGAGCCACACGATTCCCAATCCGTGAGGATTGATTTGTGATGATGTCTTCGCAACCTCACGTGAGATTACATTGTCTTTTTGTTTGATGATGATAACACACATAGTTGATTTGATTTGTGAGGAGTGTCTTTGAAGACACCGACCTCGGGTTATTTAATTGTTGATTATTTGTACAAAGATAAAACATAAATTAGACATACGCAAGTTTATTTTACATATGTGATTTGACTTTCTTCCAATATCCAAGAGTGCCTCGCATCTTGTGTCCATTGGGGCCACCATTCCATTTACGTGCAACGAGTTCTGCAAATTCCATAAAGGTTGCGTCTTCATCGTAGTCGATTTGCTCGGCCAAGATTTCCAACATCTCGATGGACTTCTCTCTGTCCCACCTGTCGCTGAGTGTGTACTCAAGGTCGACATCGTTGTTGCTCAACACTCGGTTGACTTCACGTACACAGATGGGTCTGATTTGCAAACATCCTGCGGCATTTTCTCTGTGGTTGTAGGCTGAGTCGTTGCCTCTACTCTCCACCCATATCATAGCACGAACCAAGTCGTCAAACTTTGGAGTCGTATCGATGTGTGTCTTTGAGGACACTGAGTCAATGCAGATAGGTTGCACTTTTTCTTTTGGTTTCTCTGTCTCCTGCATCAGCAGTGACGATGTAAATCCAAGGGCAAAACATATTGTGCCGATGGTTGCGATGATGATTCGATTTAGATTTTTCATTGTTCATTTATTTTACGTTGGTCTAAACTTGTTTCAAACTTTAAGATTGTCTTGGTGATGAGCACGTCAAACACTCCACTCCACTCGTGGCAATATGCTCTGTTTGCCCCGCCCTCGTGTAGGAATTTCAAGAAGTCCTGCAGTACCGATTCAGTGTCCATCCACCTCGCTCCAAGGTCTCCAAGGTAGTCGCCGATGTTGCATACCATCTCCCAATAGAATCTATTGTACTCTGCCTCTCCCTCTTGTTCGCCACCACCACCACACCACTCGCACTCTTCCTGCTTAAGGTCTCCGTTTGTGTAGTGCCCGAATCCATCACACTCTTCGCAGGTTGTGTGGATTATATCGTAGGCGTTGCCGTATCCGTTGTTCCAAAAGTCGTGAGCCAAACGGCCAAGGCCACGAAGAGCCTTGCCGAATGGTGTACTTGCCTCGCCTGATGCAGGAACAAACACGTTCCAATACAGGTCGTATTTCCGTTGAAGCAATCCCTCGCCATTCCAATAACGATGGCCTTTATTTCTGTTTGCGTCTTCACGCATTAGTTCAATTAAATTTTCCATTGTTGATTTGATTTAGAATTGTAGAAACGCTCCGTGTACATACTTTTTTCTTGCAGGACTACAAGCGTGTTTGAATTTCCCTGTGTACTTACTGCTCCCGCAGGACGTAAGCAATGTGGCCAATGCCAATACGATTAAGATTACTTTTTTCATTTGTTGATTTGATTATGGGAGTGTCCTTGAGGACACCCCCGAGTTTTACTTATAGCAGGACTACCTGCCCTTTCTCTATTCCGTTAGCGAAGTTCTGCGCATCCTGTCTTGAAGATGCATAGAATCTGCTTGGGTTTTGGTTGTGCAGTTCCTCACTCACGTCATCCCATACGGACTCAACGACCTGCATTTTATCGTTGACTTTCTCGAGAGTGAAGTACGTATCTCCCTCGTTGAAAGGATATCCGTACAAGTGCCATACTTCGTCAAGCATATAGCCCTTGGTACGGCATATGTACTTGATGAAGTTGTCTAAATGGCGCATATCTTGAAACGTTTTGGTTAGTTTCCATTGATGGCCATTAGGCGTGTCGAATTGAATGTGTGCAGTCATCATCTTAAAATAAGGTTGGTTTGTTTTTCTGTTCCTTGATGTGCTCTGCAAACATCTTCACCACTAATCCGAATAGAAAGCAAACGAATGCGGTCACAAAGATTGTGGTGATGACTCCCGATAGGGTGTGTAGATGTCTGTCGTTGATTAGCGCATACAAGAAGCGAACTACACAGATTCCGATTCCTGCGATTGCAATTCCTGCAATCACGTTTTGAGTTTTGTTGATTTGATTTTTCATTTTTTAAAATATTAAAAGGTTTCTACCACCAAATCCCCCTGCCGTTTCTGACAGGAGGTTGGTAGTGTCTTTGAGGACACAGACATCACCATTGGCGATGTCCGTTTGTCTGCAGGTCTCTATCGTAATATTCGTCTGCATATCTTGCGTACCTGCCTTGAGGGTCAGCGAAAGGCAGGGTATCACGATTGATTCTGCCTTCGTTAATCATCTTCTGCATTGCCTTAGCGATTTCAAAGATTACGTTCACCTTGGTCTCATCGTGGCCGTACATTGACATCACCACAGGACGTACGCGAGAAAGGGCAGTGCTGAACTTTGCGTTTGGATTGTTCACTGCAAGGTCAACCAATTCGTAGAACAATTCATATCTGCGCATCATCTGTTTTACAGATTGAAAGCGAGACACTACACGCCATTCGATGCGGTCATCTTTTACCAAGCAAACTTGGTAGCGTGAGCGATGGTCTCGGTCTGCACTCAAGAACATATTTTCTCTGCAGTATCCGTTGTCCAAACGTTTGCGGAACAGGGCGTAAATGATTCCTGCGAAAGGTTTCATTGCGTCACGCAATTCTTCTCCTGTCATCCCCTTAACGGCCAAGGTCACGTGCCCCCCGCATTGTTGGCTTGATGGGCTATAAGAGTCCTCGATGATGCGCTTTGCTTCGTGCATCATATTGAAGACCTTGTTGCGCCAAGTTGACTTTGGTAACAATGGGAGCACGTTTGTGATTGCCTCGTATCCGCAAGATGAATCACGCTCGAAGCCCTTGAACAAAGGATATTCGGTAACTGCGCCACGATTGAAACGACTTTTCTCGACTTCCATTCCGATGGTGAATTTGCACTCGTGGTCTCCTGTGATATCCTGCACAAGATTTTTGCGCTCAGCGTTTTTGAAGTTAGCCACGTCTGAGTTTTTCGCTCCCTTGTTAAGCATTTCGGGAGAAGGGCTTTGGTGATATCCCAACACGATGTTGCGTCCGTACTGCCCTGTTTTTTTGTATTCGATTCCTGTAGTCATTTTTTGGTTTTTTGTGGGAGTGTCTTTGAGGACACTCCCTGTGGATTAAAAGAATTTGTCTTCTTTTTAGTTGCTCATTCCGATTTTAGACATAAAGAACTGCATTGCCTGTGCGATTTCTGCGCCCACGTTTTGAGTGATGATTTGACCATTCTCATCGATACGGACAGACACGCTACGTCCTGCAGGATTTTTCCAAGTCATAGTGAAGATTGTTTGAACACGCTCTTCACGTGTCTCAACATCTGCGCTCTCGATAGCATCAGCCTCGGCCTGTGCGATTTCCTCATCTGTTGCGCCCTCAGCGATTTCGAGTGAGTCAAGGTCGATGCTCTGTGCGAATTTCAACAGACCTGCCAATGAACGTTGTGCGTCATCTCCTGCCTCATCGCATTTGCGATTGAAAGCCTCAACGATACGTTGGTCAAGGTTTCCTGCCTTTACGACCTTGTAGAAGAATGACTTTTGCCATCCGAAGACCTTGAGACCAAAGTCGGCCTTGCTCCATTCGATGCCCTCATCAGCAAAAATGCGTTTGCCCTCTTCAGAGTCAAACCATTCCACTGCCTTAGTCACCAAACTTGCTAAGGTCATAGTGTGTTCGAACTTGCGCTTTTGCGCATTCTGTACGTTGCGTTGCGCACGATTGATTTCGGTCAAGTTGATGGCTTGACGCACTGCAGGGTTGTTTAAGAAGTCCTGCTCGATTTGAAGTAAATTGCTCATAATTTAGAAATTTAATTGTTAAGTGATTGATTTTCAGTTAGTTACGTTTGTTTTTTGTGTATTTCTTGTCGTTTGTATGTGCAATATACGTCTAATTCTTAAATATCCAAGCATAGTGGCAAAAAAAAATAAAAAAAATTCTGTTCCCTGCAATTCGTTTAGGTCGGTCAAAGGTCGGGCAGGGGCTAAGGAAGATGTCTGCACGTCTTCCGTTGAAAATTCTGTGCGTGTCCTTGGGGACACTCCCCTGCGGGGGGCGGGGCAGGGGGCAGGGGGCTATATATGTGCCCCACGTGGGGCAGGACGGGGGCAGGACGGGGGCAGTGGCAGTGATAGTGGCAGTGATATGAGGCAGGGGTCATAGGGCCTGTGGCAAATCGCCAAAAAATCCGCAGTGCGCTCGAGAATCGATGACCCCCCCTCGAAAAAAAAATCGCTTTCCGTGGCGGGGGGCCGAACGTGGGTGCGGTGGGAACCTGAAACCTACGGATATCTCACAAAAAAATTCCGTATATTTGCTTATGAAAAGTTTCTCTCTTCAGATAATCAATCGGTTCAAGGTAGGCTTCGCATTAGGATGGTCATACTACGGACGTGAAGAAGAATACGATTATTGGGAGTTGCAACTTTATGTAGGATTTATAGGATTTACTTTTCAATACGGAAAAATATGGAAATGAAAAAACAAATAGAACCGGGGATGACCGGGATTCAGAAAGCCTGTCAGATGAGGGCTGCTATGAAGAAGGCAAACAAGGTATCAGCCTATGCGAGTGCTATGGTTGCTGCTGACGCTATTAAGAAAATAAATCGGATGTAATACCCACACTGATTTACTTGTTGATTGGAAGAGGGGGGACTTTGTCTCCCCTTTTTTTTGTACCCCCAACAGGAATCGAACCTGTATTGATTGCTTAGAAGGCAACTGTTTTATCCGTTAAACTATGGGGGCTGCTATTATTATGCTGATAATATGTCGGTTTATGTCGATATATAATTTCTAACTTATTGATAATCAAGACCCTGTCGATAATGTCGATTTGAAAGTCAAAAGTTCTTAGGACAAATATAGGATATAACGTTTTTCTACTACTACTATATAGAGGATGAAATTTCGGTAAATCGTCATTGTAGTTGTCGGCCCTTGTGAATACTGAGGTAGCCCACTATCTTGTGCACCTTATCGTTAATGTCGAAGTCGGTAGTCTTAGGTAAGTCTTTACTCCACCAATCTATGAAGCACTCATCCAAGTAGAATGCCCATATACCTTTCGGAGTTGAGTTGACGTATACGGGTCGAGTGCCAAACTTCTTTGCACGTTTCATTAGTGCATCGTATTTAATCTTCTCTATCATCAGGTCATCATAGTGTGAGCGTCTGCACTTGAGTTCGATATCCATCTTATACATACGTGAGTAGCAGTCGTATTTTGAGAACTGATAGTCTGACATTTCAAGGTCAGGGATAAGGGAGACCATAAATAAGAACAAGTCCTTCTCTTCCATATTATACTCGTTCGCATATAAATGCATACCAAATATACGGAAATATACCCATAGACATATAAAAAGTTGTGTATCTTTGTACAAAATCTAATAGTTATGAGTGAAATCGGATACAATCCAAAGAATTTAAATTTCGGTCAAGAGGGTAGAGAGAAGTTAATCAACGGCATTGAGCAGATTTCGAGTGCAGTTAAGTCTACGCTTGGCCCTATGGGAAACACGGTACTGATAGAGTCGGAGCATCACACGCACGGCATCACGGTAACCAAGGATGGAGTGACGGTTGCAAAAGCAGTCGACCTCATCGACCCTGTCGAGAACCTTGCGGTTCGGATGATGAAGGAGGCAGCAGACAGAACGGCTGCGTCAGCAGGTGACGGTACTACTACGGCCATTGTACTTACAGAGGCTATCGTCAAAGCAGGGATGACCCTTATAGAAAAAGACGAGAATAAGACGGAAGTTTTGCGAGAGTTAGTCAAGGAGACCGAGAAGGTTATTGAGAGCCTCAAGCGCAAGTCACGCAAGGTGACAAAGGGTAGGCTCAAGGACGTGGCTACCATCTCCGCAAACAACGACCCAACCATCGGCAATATCATTGCGAGTGTATACAAGTCTATTGGTATTAATGGTATTGTTACCGTGGACAAATCGCAAACGGCAGAGACCTACTACGAGACCACTAATGGTATTAAGGTGGAGCGAGGATACCAATCACATCTGTTCATCAACAACCACGAGAAGGATGAGTGTGTCTTTGAGGACACTCATATATTGGTATCGGATGCAGAGATATCCAACCTGCTGCAAATCGAGAACGTATTGAAACCAATTATCAATACGAACTGCAAACTCCTAATCATTGCACCGTGTTCCAACAACGTCATCAATACCTTGGCAGCGAACAAATTGAAACGAGACCTAAAGGTCTGTGTAATCTCACCACCTTCGTTCGGCTACAAGCAGCACGAATTAATGCAGGATATTGCACTTTCAGTAGGTGCGGTATACTACTCAGAAAAGACAGGCGATGACCTCAGCCTTATTTCATTCCACGACCTCGGCTTCGCCAAGCGTGTAGTGGTAGGTAGAGACAACACCGTCATCATCAAAGACTCAGACGTAGTAGACGAGGGGGTTGATGAGAGAGTTGCTCAACTCAAGAAGGCCCACGCTAACGCAATAAAGAAAGCAGACAAAGATTTTATTCTATCAAGAATTGCCTCCCTCACAGGCGGTATCGGTGTTATCTACGTTGGTGGTAACACAGACCTCGAGCAGAAGGAACTCTATGACCGTGTCGATGATGCGGTGTGCGCAGTTCGCTCGGCACTCGAAGAGGGTATACTTCCCGGGGGAGGCCTCGCATTGTTTAAGGAGTCACTTAATTATGAGGATGACCATAGTGTAGTTGGCAAGATTATGTACCAAGCACTTCGTGCTGCTATGGTACAGATTCAAGTCAATGCAGGTGCTAACCTTGACAACGCCCATTTCGAGAAGTTGAAGTACAGTGACTACAACTATGGGTACAACGCCAAGACAGGTGAGTACAATAATATGTTCGATATGGGTGTCATCGACCCACTCAAGGTTACACGCAGTGCACTACAGAATGCGATGTCTGTAGCGGTTACCATCTTGTCGACCAACGCAATCATTACAATGGCCCGTAGTTATGAAGTGTCCTAACTGTAATAAAAACTTGGTATGGGGAGGAGACCAAGACTATGATGAATTCGGTGAAGCCATAGGCATAGTATCAAACTACTCCTGCAACGATGATAAGTGTTTCGTTGATTTGGTGATTGTACACCAATACCTCGAGCCATTCGATGATGGGCATACCGAGGATTAATCTTTAAAACCAAGATATGAAACCAATAGGGAAATACATTCTAATAAAAAAGGTCGAGGAAGAGATTGAAACCTCGTCAGGGTTGTTGCTATCCGCAGAGGATGCAAACCAACTACGCTACAAGAAAGGGAAGGTCGTTGAGGTCGGTACTGATGTGACCGTCATCAATAAAGAGGATGACATCTATTACGACTCACGAGCCGAATACACTATGCTAATCGGCTCAGAGGCTTACACGATTATTCGGGAGACTGATGTCGTTGTTGTCTTATAAAGGCATTCATTTCTAATATCATATTTCGATATACCTTATCGCTATACGATACATTCTTTTGAAACATCGGATTGACTGATGGGCTAACGGGGATTTCTTCCCCGTTTAGTTTTTTATACATAGTCAGTATCATCCGTTTTCCTTTGTACGACATTTCGTACAAAGCCTTTTTGTGACCACTTCGTTTTCTGAAAACGGAAATCCATCCATCACGAAGTAGGCGGTCAAATCGATTTACATCCCACGAGATTAACTCATCGAACTCATCGAACTTGTCTTTGCTAAAGTATTTTTCAGAGTAGAGGAACAGGAGCATATCAAGGTCAGCAGTACCAATATTATACTTGGCCTTGATGTAGTATCGTACGACTCTCCAATATTTCAGATAGTCGACAGGTATGCTCGACTTCGAAACCATTAAATAAAATTCATTAAATTTGTATTCACAAAGATACAATAAAAATGGCAGGAGGTAAAAAAGATATGAATGCAGGTGGGGCTGAAGGTTCGAGAGACGAAACCAAAACCACCTACAAAAAGGGCAAGGCTACTGAGAATACCAATGTAGACTTTTTGTCTGCTAACTTTAGAGTTAAGGACGTTCAGAGATGGACTGCTCCAACTCGCACAACTGCACGTGCTCAATACGGAAGACCATCAGGATTACAATCATTGGGTAGCCCAACCAAGGTGAGCCGAATGAAATATAAGAAAATGTAATGGCGAAGATAAAGCAAGGCGTTGTTCAGCGTATTGTAAAGCCCAAGGTAAATAACAAGGGCATCCACGCTAAGACCAAGATGTCACAGAATAAAGCATCAAAGAACTACTGTAAGAAATACAGAGGTCAAGGAAGATAAACTATAAACACTATGGATAAGAATTCATCAAACTTAAAGAACTCAGTCATTGACAGAATGTCTGATTCTAAGAACAAGAACCTTCAAGTTGGTAGAAAGAAAACCAAGGAAGCCTATGTGGGCGGTAGCAATAAAGTTATTGTTGGAGGTAAGGGGAAATATTAAAGTAAAAAACAAATGGCTAAGGATGCTTGTTATACAAAAGTCAAGTCTCAGTATAAGGTATTCCCTTCTGCTCGAGCGTCACAGGCTATAGCAAAGTGTCGTAAGTCTAAGGGGATGGTTACTAAATCCGCTAAGGGAACCGCACTGAAAAGATGGGGTGACGAGAAGTGGGTTGACACTCGCACGGGTAAACCGTGTGGCTCAGGTGGTAAGAATGAATATTGTCGTCCATCAAAGAGAGTGTCTTCAAAGACACCCGTAACCAAATCCGAAATGAGTTCTTCTCAGTTGGCTAAGAAGAAAGCGGAGAAGTCAAGAGTAGGAATGGGTAAAAGAGTTAGTTCAGTAAAAAGATGAAAGGCGTACCACACTTTAAAAAAGACGGCACTCTGTACAAGGGCAAGACGCACAAGGATGCCAAGGGTAGGTTGATGACGGGTAAGACGCACACTAAAAAAAGTGTTTACCTTTCTCATACTAAGAAGAAAAAATAAATGGCGAACAAAGCAAATATGTCTTGCAACCGTCCTATGAAATCAGATAGGCCGGGGAAGAAAAAGATGGTAAAAGCGTGTGCTAACGGCCAAGAGAAGTTGATTCACTTTGGCGCAAAGGGGTATGGCCATAACTATTCACCCGCAGCACGTAAGTCTTTTAAGGCAAGGCACAATTGTTCGTCAGCCACAAGCAAACTAACCGCACGTTATTGGGCTTGTAAAAATCTTTGGGGAGGGCCGGGCAAGGATACTCAGTCTTCCCCAAAGTCTCGTAAGGGAAAATATTAAAGTAAAAAACAAATGGGTAAGTTTTTAGAAAAATTAGGATTGAAGATTCAAGCAATGTGGAAAGCATTCCAATTGTGGTGGAACTCTATTGTCAGTAAACTATTATTCAAGATATAATGAAATCAAAAGGGTTGGGTGATACGATTGAAAAAATCACCAAAGCAACAGGAATTAAAAAGGTAGTCGAAACAGTATCAAAGGCTACAGGTAAAGAGTGTGGCTGCAAGAAAAGGCAAGACACATTAAATAGGGCCTTCCCATATAACAAGTAATGTTACGAAGGCTCCTGAACATATGGTCACGAAGCGATTCTCAGCCTACTGAGATTACATTGGCATTGACTAATGTACTCGTTACACACGTGGCTATAGGTGCGGAGTTGGGGGGATTACATATAGAGAGATTAATTATCTTTGCAAGTGGAATATATCAGTTATATTGTGTAAGCAAGGATGATATAAACTGTAGACTGAAAGCGTCAGTTATCACGTTTGCCGTTTATGTACTGTGTGCCGTAATGTATTTAACACGTATCGGTATGCCGACACCTACACATTATGGTTGGTTTGTATTAGTGTTTGCTGCATTTGGATGTATGCGAAGATTGATACACGAAAAGGTACATAGAAGCAATGGATAATATAACGCAGATAATCATAACAATAGTCACCGTTGCGGGGTCTGCGGGGATTTGGAAGTTCTTGGAAACGAGAGTCAAAGCCCGTCAAGAAAACAGAAGGTCAGATTACGAAAATTCAGACGGTGTGCAATACAGGGATGATTTAAAAAACAGAGTGCGTAACTTAGAATCGTTACTCGCTCAGAGTTCTAACGAGAAGGACGAACTGAGAATGCAGGTTCTAAGATTGACTGAAGAGGTTTCGGCACTTCGCATCAAGGTTGAGTTCCTTGAGAAAGAGAATGAGAGGCTTAAAAACAAATGAGAAAGATAAATAAACTTATCGTACACTGTGCAGCCACCCGAGAGGGGCAGCATATCACTGTCGAGCAGATTAGAAATTGGCACGTTAAAGGCAGAGGGTGGAGTGATGTTGGATACCACTATGTAGTATACTTGGACGGAAGTGTACACGAGGGTAGGCCAATTGAAAAAACGGGAGCACACACTATCGGTCAGAATCAAAACTCAATTGGAATATGTTACGTTGGCGGTATGAATAAAGAGTATACCAAAGCCAAGGACACAAGAACACCCGAGCAGAAGGTTGCGCTTGAGCAACTATTGTTAGACCTCAAGTCTACGTATTCCGATGCAGTAGTTTACGGTCACCGTGACTTTGCAAATAAAGCCTGTCCAAGTTTTGATGCTACCACTGAATACAAATGGATAAGCGATTACTATAATGGAACAGGAGAAGAAACCAAGGAAAACGTTTAAAGAAACTAAGGTTGGAAAATTTCTCGTGGGCAAAGCCCCCGAGATTCTAACTGTTGCGGGAGAAATCATTCCCGATGCGGGATTATTAAAGGCAGTTGCAAGACTGATTGACGATAACCCTAACCTAACCCCCGAGGAAAAAGACCAAGCACATTCACAACTAAAGGAACTGTATGCTCTTGAGGTAGCAGATAGAGACTCTGCACGTAAGAGGGAAACAGAGATTGCCAAGACAGGACGGTTCGACTTTATGTTTAACCTCACAGGCATTATTGGCCTTGGGGCTTTCGTGTTTATTGTGTACGCTATCGTTTATTTGGACATTCCCGAGGAGAATAAAGAGGTGTGGATTCACCTTATCGGTATATGTGAAGGCGTGGTGTTATCAATCTTCGGCTACTTCTACGGGAGTGCCGTCAAGGAAAACCTATAGATTTAAATGTGTACCTTTGTATTTTGAAAAGGTATATATAAATAGATGGCAAGAATAAGCACATATCCAATAGATACGGCCATATCAGGAGGAGATAAGTGGATTGGTTCTGATGCTCAGTTTGGTAACGCAACCAAGAACTTTACGGTTAACAAGGTTGCTGAGTTTCTAAATTCTGCCAACAAGATTCAGAGCGACAGTCTTCGATTCAGATATCAGGATTGGCAAACAGGAGACCTGAGAGAGAACGGTACTATCTCGTTCACTTCACCTCAGCCGTTTCCTTATACTTCTTTTGCTTCCATCTCAGGGTTCTTACTAAGCGAATACGAATACGGTTCAGCACTTCCTATTAAGGATTACTATAGCAACCCACTTACGGGAGCATACGTACTGATTACACAGACAGACAATAAAAACAATTGGGGGATATTCCTTTGGGACTCCTCAGTTGCAAATACACTCGAACCAACTTTCTATGATATTGGATTGACTTGGGTATCGAGCAATGGAAACTTAAACAACGGCAAGGATTATTTTATCTCCTTGTTGCAACTAACTTCAATCGGCCCAACGCCCGTTAGTGACAAGAACTTTGTTTACTCTCAGGCAGTACCCTCAAGCGTATGGGTAGTGAGCCATAACTTAAATAAATACGCCTCTGTAACTGTGGTTGATTCTGCAGGTACAACCGTTTATGGGGAAGTCGAATACAATTCACTCAACCAATGCACTTTAAGATTCAAAGCCCCATTCTCAGGTGAGGCATTTTTTAACTAAGTAAACAAAAACAAAAACAGGTTATGGCTATTAAATTTTTAGACAACATCTCGCTTGAGGAAGGACAACTCCTCAATGCATCGTTGCAGCAACTTGCAACAGACCCCACAGGATTTACGGGGCAGATTATTTACAACACGACAACGAACTCGTTAAAGTATTACAACGGGTCAGCGTGGATTAACTTGGACGGTTCAGGAGATATCTCCGGTGTAAACGCAGGTAACGGTCTTACAGGTGGAGGTAGTTCAGGTACTGTTACTCTGACTGTTGGCGCAGGTACAGGTATCCAAGTAAACTCTACCAACGTTGCTCTTGACTACACAGGTACAAACAACTTCATTGATTCTGCTACAAACCTTGAGGGTGTTGACATCAATCTTTTGGATACCATCGTATACCACGATGCGAGTGACAACAACGTTAAGAAGGGTCTTGTATCTGACTTGCCTTTCAGCAACAATCAAGGTACAGTAACAAGTGTTGGTACTTCTAACGGTACATATGTAAACGTATCCGGTGGTACTATCACATCTTCAGGTACTATTAGCGCAGAACTTTCTGCTACGGGTACTCCTGATGCTACTAAGTTCTTGCGCGGTGACAACACTTGGGCTACTCCTGTAAACTCAGGCGGTACTGTAACAAGCGTTCAACTTACTGCAGGTGCGTTGATTGACTTGAGTGGTACTAACCCTATCACTACCTCAGGTAACATCACTATCGATGTTGACTTGAACGAGTTGACTACGTCAACCACTAACGGTGATGGTGACTACTTCGTTGTAGTTGACACTGTAGGTGCTCAGAAGAAATTGACTAAGGCTAACATCGCCTTGTCAGGAATGAATAACGACTTAGGTTGGACAAGCAACACGGGTACTGTAACGAGCGTAAACGCTACGGGTGCAGGTGGAGTTACCGTAACAGGTGGCCCTATCACTACCTCAGGTTCTTTGGCTATCGGTCTTTTAAACGTACCTAACTCTTCTCTTGCTAATAGCAGCATCAGCATTGTAGGTGGTTTGGGTCTGAACGTGAGCGCAGTGTCTGTTGCTCTTGGTGATTCTGTAACTCTTGACGTAGACTACGCAGGTGCTAACAACGTAATCTTGGATGCCACCAATAAGGTAGGTACTCCGATTATGCCTGATTGGAACATCCTTGTTTCAGACAGTGCTCAGAATGCTGAATACTACTCAGTTGCTGACTTGCCATTTACATCTACTACAGGTACGGTAACTTCTATCGCTACTCCTGTTGATGGTGGTTTGACAGGTGGTACTATTACGTCTTCAGGTTCTTTGAGATTGAAGAACTATGCAGCGTTGAGTGCCAACACGATGATGAAGTGGGACAACACCAACAATCAGTTGACCAACTCTTTGGTTACTGACGATGGAACCACTGTAACTATCGCAGGTAACTTGAACGTAACGGGGACTACTACCACGTTTGATTCTACTATTGTTGCGGTTACCGACAGTATGTTTATGTATGCCAAGGACAACACGGGCAATACACTTGACATCGGTTTCTATGGTAAGCGTGTAGTATCAGCAACAACCTCATACCCTGCTTTCTTCTACGATGCTTCTGCAAGTGGTGTTAAGACTGTTTGGTATCTTGGTTCTACAACTACTGAGCCTACGGGAACTGTAACAGGATTAACTACAGGTGTACTTAATGCTGACTTGATTGGTGATGTAACGGGTGCCTTAACGGGTAATGCAGATACTGCAACTGCTCTTGCAACCTCTCGTAACTTCAGCATCACAGGTGATGGTTCTGCTCCTAACGTTTCTTTCAATGGAACAGGTAACGTAGCATTGAACTTGACCCTTGATACGGTCAACTCAAACGTTGGTACGTTTGGTACTGCTTCTTCAGTAGGAACGTTCACTGTGAACGGCAAAGGTTTGGTTACTGCTGCATCGAATACTTCTATTCAGATTGCTGCATCTCAGGTAACTAACTTCGCTGCTGAGGTTCGTGCTGCTGAAAGAAGTGCAACTGAATTCGTAGATAACATTGGTGACGGTGTGAACACAACGTTAGTCATTAGCCACAACTTGAATACTCAGGATGTAATGGTTCAGATTTACTCTAACATTGCTCCATTCGATACGTTGATGCTGACTGTTGAGCGTACTTCATCAAATGACGTTTCAGTTACAACGAAAGTTCCCCTCGCACCTGCTGCAGCAAGAATCCTTGTGAAGGCAATTGGGGTATAATAAATAAAATAATATGTCAATACGATTTAAAGATGATATCAGTGTTGACGGTGTTGTAGCGGTAAATGGAGTGGAATTGGGGGCTAACGCCTTCAGTTCCACTACCATTCCTACAAACACTAATCAACTAACAAACGGAGCAGGATACATTACGTCTTCTGCTTTAAGTGGTTACGCTACACAGGCGTGGGTAAACGCACAGAGTTTTTTAACTTCTCAGACTGACTCTCAGACCTTGAGTCTCAGTGGGGGAACTCTTACCATTAGTAATGGTAACAACGTGAACTTGGATGGTAGGTACTATACCGAAACCGAGGTCAACAACTTATTGGCTACCAAACAGGCAGCCGGGACGTACAATACCATCATTGGTACCGATACGGACATTAACACGAGTGGTGCTACCATCTTTGATTATATCAACGTAACAGATGGTGTCATTCAATCTATGGGTACTCGAACCCTAACACTCGCTGATTTAGGATACACAGGCGCAACTAACGCTAACTACATAACAAACAATAACCAACTCACTAACGGAGCAGGTTATATTACAGGCTACACAGAGACAGATACACTCGCAAGTGTTACGGGACGTGGAGCAAGTACGAGCACTCCTGTTACATTCAATGGTAATGTAACCCTTGGCAACAATGCCGACTTAATTTTCCAAGACCTGTCAGGTACATTCCCTACCACAGGTAAAGGTTTCGATTGGACATTAAACAATGATGGTGCACGTTTGTATGCATATCAACCTGCATCAGATAGCATTGACTTAGTATTTCAATTAAGAGACAATGCCACAAACAACGATAGATTCGTATTCCACGTAAAGGAATGGCAGGGTACTGCATATGACAAGTACCCGTTGGTTATTAGGGGTGGTACTCAATTTGACTTAGAGGATTCTGCTTTATATACAAACGGAACACTAAGGCTTTCTAACACGGGAGTCCTTCAGAACGTTTCGGGTAATATCTCTATGTTTACCAACAACTCAGGATATCTTACCTCTATCCCTGCCGAATATCTTACAGAAACAGAAGGAGATGCTCGTTACCAACCTGTTGGCAACTATCAACCCGCAGGAACCTATAACACAATAATTGGTACGGACACTGATATAGATACAACAGGTGCTCAAATCATTGACAATATCTATGTAACTGATGGTGTTATCACGAGTATGGGTACACGTACTCTAACTCTTGCTAACTTAGGCTATACGGGTGCGACTAACGCAAACTACATTACGAACAATAACCAACTAACAAATGGTGCGGGGTATATTACATCAGCAGCGTTGAGTGGTTATTTGACTTCTATACCTGCAGAATATTTGACTCAGCCCGAGGCTGACACTCTATACCAACCTATTGGCAATTACCAACCTGCGGGTACTTATAATACCATTATTGGTACTGACACAGATATCAGTACATCGGGTGCTACAATTGTGAGCAGCCTTACGATGACTGATGGTGTAATCACTGCGCATACTACAAGGTCATTGACCCTCGCTAACCTTGGTTACACAGGTGCTACGAATGCTAACTATATCACCAATAACAATCAGTTGACCAACGGTGCGGGATACATTACAAGTTCTGCACTTAGTGGATATGCTACAGAGGCTTACGTAACCTCAGCAGTTGCTGCGGTTGTAGATACTGCCCCTGCAACGCTTAACACATTGAACGAGTTGGCTGCAGCGTTGGGAGATGACCCCAACTTTGCAACGACTATCGCAGGTCAGATTGGTGGCAAGTTGGATAGCACTCACGATATGACGTTAACTCTAAGTGGAGATGCGTCAGGTACTGCTACCTTCACCAATATGGGCAACGCTACATTGAGCGTAACTGTAGCAGATGATTCGCACAATCATACGATTGCCAACGTTGATGGTCTGCAAACGGCCCTTGATGGTAAAGCACCAAGCAACCACACCCACTCATATTTGCCACTTTCAGGTGGAACTATGACGGGCAATATCACTTGGGGTGATGATGCCGAGGGACTTGTTTGGAGTAGAAACACAGACGGTGCTTACATTAAGTTCTACAACACGAGCGATGGTGATACCAACTCAAGACTTGAGTATGCAACCTCTGACAATGGTAATGAATACCACAGATGGTTGATTTCAAGTACCGAAGAGATGACCCTAAAGTCAGATGGCCTACGTGTAAGTAATACTATTTGGGCATCAGGAGGCAACTCAAGCAATTGGAATACTGCATATGGATGGGGGAATCACGCAAGTGCGGGATATCTCACATCTATTCCTGCAGAATATTTAACACAACCCGAGGCAGATACACTGTATCAGCCAATTGGCAACTATCAACCTGCAGGTACATACAATACTATTATTGGTACTGATACTGATATTGATACAAGTGGAGCCACCATAATTGATAACATATATGTCACAGATGGTGTTATTACAAGTATGGGGACAAGAACCCTCACTCTTGCGGATTTGGGATATACGGGAGCAACCAATGCAAACTATATCACAAACAACAACCAACTCACTAATGGCGCAGGGTACATCACGGGTCTCCCCTCTTCTACAGGAACTCTTACTACATTTACCAATGCGGTAACTATTGAGAGCAGCAGTGATGGAATCTTAAACCTGAAGCAAACAGGGCTTGGTGGTACTGCAGGAGTTAAGAACGCAGGATGGAACTACATTCAGTTCTTGGATTCTGAAGGAGACAGACAGGGATACTTTGGTGTAAACTCAAGTGGTAGTTTCCAATTTGCGTCTGAGATTACAGGATTGGTATATATCGGTGGCGACATCGCTGCAACTCGCACTTGGGTTCAGCAACAGGGATACCTTACTTCACAGACAGATAGTCAAACACTTTCTTGGAACGGTAGTACAGGTGTCATTGCTATTAGTGGTGGCAACTCTATCGACATCGATGGACGATATGCTTACGCATCTCATACTCACTCTGAGTATCTTACATCTATCCCTGCTGAGTATCTAACTCAACCCGAGGCAGATGTGCTATATCAACCCGCAGGTAACTATCAACCCGCAGGTACGTATAATACTATTATCGGAACGGATACCGATATCGATACTTCAGGGTCTACTATCATCGATAATATCTACGTTACCGATGGTGTGATTACAAGTATGGGCACAAGAACTCTGACCGCTACTGATATTGGAGCAGCAGCGTTGTCTCATAGCCATACCCCATCTCAAGTAGGATTGGGTAACCTTTCGAGCAGTGGTAATTCATTGACGGGTACGTTCACTGCAACGGGTGACATTGTTGCGTATTCCGATATGCGATTGAAGTCTAACGTTGAGACCATTGATAATGCGCTCGAGAAGGTAGAGGCATTGAGAGGTGTGTCATACGATAAGGATGGTAAGAAGAGCGTAGGTGTGATTGCTCAAGAAGTTCTCGAGGTAATTCCTGAGGTTGTATCAGAAGAAGGAGAATACTTGGGTGTTGCTTATGGCAACCTCGTAGGTGTTCTTATTGAGGCAGTTAAGGAGTTGTCAGCCGAGGTTAAGGAACTGAAGGCTAAGTTAGGAGAGTAATGGCAGTACCGGGTTCAGGAACATTATCACTTTGGGCTATAGCCAATGAGAGGGTTAATAATGACTACAACTCTCCCGGCCTTGTTGGTACTCCTATAAGCCTGAACGATTTATCTGCAGGGGTTGGGGCATACCCGCCTATCAACACACAGGGGCCACTATTCCCTGATGGAGCAACACCTCACGCAATGTCTGAGTTTTATGGATATGACGAGGACTTCTCTTCAGGAGGAGGCGGTGGTGGACTTGTTGTCTTCACTGTTGAGTTCTCGCCCAATGAAGAGGATATTTGTTTTGGTGGTATACCTATGGATATTTTTTATGACCAATCTCAGGGTAATTGGTTTAATGTTCCTATTTGGTCAGACCCTGCAGGGACTCAACCTGCTGACAATGGAGTTTATAGAGAACCGGGGATGGCTTTTTACTACATTTGGCAAGATGGTGGTTGGGCAGGAGAAGGCCCGTGTGGTAAATAATATTTTAAAAAATCGTATATTTGCAATAGTATAATCTAAAATAAATTACAATGGCAAAATCCAAAAAACTAACCAAAGAAGAGTTGGAAGTAATCCAATCAATGGTTAACGAATTCAATTCACTCAAGATTCAACTTGGTGACACCGTGATTACTCAGAAGAGTTTGATGGCTAAAGTTGATGAACTAAGGGACGCTTACACCGAGCACGAGAAGATGCTCGTAGAAAAATACGGAACAGATGTCCGTATCAATGTCCAAACAGGGGACATTGAGGATGTCGACAAAGAGTAAAAAAAACAATGGGGAAGATAAGTACATATGCAATAGACGCACTGCCAACGTTAGATGATAAGGTAATCGGAACGGATGCAGAGAATCAACAAATCACCAAGAACTATTTGCTTGGCGATATTATAGGTCTCGTTCCTACGCCTACGTTGCAGGAAGTATTGGATAGTGGAAATGTCGCAACCCAAAACATTGCACTAACAGGCACTATCGTTACCGACTATATGACAGTCGGTAGCGATTTGCTTGTTGATGGTGCAACCCTTTTTACAGGAGACGTAACTGCAAAGAGCGACTGCGTATTCGAAGAAGGTATTGTCGCCCAAGGCGCAGTCTATGATAACTCGGGGTCGCCCGGAACTACAGGTCAAATCCTATACACCACTACTGCAGGTGTTCAGTGGCAGACCCCACCCCCCTTCCCTGCAGACCTTCAGTCAGTTCTTGACACGGGCAATAGCGCAACGCAGGATATTACCCTTAATGGAGCAGTTGTTTCAACTGTAGCGCAGACCAACAACCTTACAGTAAACAATGATGCATTAGTATCACACGATTTGACTGTTGTTGGAGTTACGAGACTTGATGGCCCATTAGAAGACCACTACTCATCAGTAGGAACTGCAGGTCAAATCCTTTCCTCTACGGGGGCTGACGTAAAATGGATTGACGCTCCTGTTGTAACCGTTCCTTCTTTGACGATGGTTCTTGATGCAACATCTACTGCAACAAGCCAACTGCCATCAGGTCAACTTATTCCTATGCAGGTTGAGTTTGGTGCAGCACAGGGCACAGGAACAGACCCCGTTATGATTGACGGTTCGGGTGTTATCGAATTTAACCAAACAGGCTCTTACATTGTAAATGGGTTTGGTAATATGGAGAGACAAGGTGCTTCGGGTGGAGTTGCTATAATCTTATATAGAGCATTAGTTAATGGCACACAAGCGGGTATCACAAGAGTGGTAGAGTTAGATAAGCCCAATGAGGTGCAGCCATATGACTTAAGCATTCCTGTTAACGTTGGTAGTCTGCCATTTGAATTGACATTTGAGATTATGAGAGACTCAAATGGAATCAATGATGGAGGTTTGTATAGCCACGTTGTAGGAGGAGGAACTTGGTCAACAGTCCCAACCGCACACGTTCAGGTTTGGAAGTTGGCGTAATAATATAATAAAATGGACATAAGAAAAATCTCCATTGGGCCTGACTACAAGTCGGGCGCAATGCATTATATAGTAGGGCAAGAGATTCTTAATGGAACACATAAGATTCACTTGATTAGGTATGATTCTGAAAAGGAATCTATTAAGATTTGGATTGAGTCAAATGATGAGGTAGTATTGTGGAAGGAATTTACTCACACAATGCCCGTATCAATTGAATATAATATCAACTTTTAATATGACTGAACAAGATATGATTAACCTCAAAAAAGAGGTCGAAGAACTTATGCAGCAAAAATCCGAGACAAGTGATTTCGGAGAGCAGATGGCACTTGCCGACAGAATCCATAATATTCAAATGAAATTAAACGGAGTGAAACCAATGGACTCGTACTTTGAGTGCGAGGGTTGTGGCTCATAATCGTTCAAAACCACATTGGTTATCGTTCAAAAAACAATAAATGAGGTCTCCATTCTACTTCATAGTGAGTCATAAAGGCGGGAAGCGATACGACAACACCGTTGATTGGGACGGGCAAGAGGTAATCGTAAGTACATCAGAGGAAGATTTTCGATTCGCGAATCGAAAAGCGATAGTGCACGAACTCCCGTTAGGTTATGATGGCCCAATAAAAAAGGGCGACACACTACTTGTACACCACAACGTATTCAAGTTCTATAACGATATGAAGGGTCGCAGAAGAAGCGGTAAAAGTTTCTTCCGTGATGACCTGTTCTTTATAGAGGCTGACCAATTTTATATGTACCATAATGGTACACAGTGGAACGCACACGATAGGTATTGCTTCGTGAGACCAATTCCCGTAGAAGACTCATATATATACAAGCCATTTAGCAACGAGCCTCTTATGGGGCAGATGGTGTATCCAAACGGATACTTGCTTTCTAAGGGCGTTAAATCAGGTGACAAGGTTGCCTTTACCCCTGACAGTGAATATGAGTTTAACGTGGACGGAGATAGGTTGTACAGGGTATTTGACCACCAAATAACAATGACGCTATGATGAACTTTCTTTGGCACGATGTTTTAAGTGACCCTGATGAATACGTGAAAGAGATTCTCGATGGATTTTTTATGGACGTACCTGATGGAGATGACACGGTATTTAAGGGTATACAACCAAGGTCTACAGATAGGCTTAGTTCAATAGTAACCTCCACGTTCCCTCAGTATTCTGTTGAGATGAACTTCGTGAGGAAGTCTCCACTGAATCAGGAAGAACCAAACTTCATCCATAGTGATGAGATGCACGGGCATAAAACCCTTATATTGTATTTGAATAAAGAATACCCTGAGGGTTATGGAACAACGTTGTATGACGATAACGATGAGCCTATATTAATTCACAAGGCACGTTACAATAGCGTGTTTATGTTTGATTCTGACGTAAGGCACTCAAGGAACATAAAGGAGAACTTTGGGTATGGAGAAGGTTCAAGATTAGTTCAAGTTATGTTTTTAAAATTTAAAGGATGAGTTCAACTAAAGAAGTAAAATTAAAAATAATCGAAGCGGGACACCGAGCAGTTGAACAACTTATAAAGGTTGCTAAGGAGCAAATCATCAAGCACGACCCCGGGGATGATTTGTCTGCAGATAGATTAAAGAACGCAGCAGCCACAAAGAAGTTGGCAATCTTTGATGCGTTTGAAATATTAAATCGCATTGAAGCAGAGCGTGAGGCAATAGAAATGATGGAACGTGGGTCTAATACTAAAGTAGATACGAAACAAGGTTTTGCTGAAAGAAGGTCAAAATAAAGAACTACACAGAGTTGTACCTGATTACGTACAGAAATCTGTACTTACCAACAAGAACAAAGCAAAGAGTTGGAAGTATGGGTATAACCCTGACTATGACCTTGTAGTAATATCTAAGGATGGAACATTAGGTGATGTTATTGAGATTCAAAATCTAAAGATTGGATTACCAATCGCACCTAAAGAGTGTCTTCAAAGACACAAAAAAGCAGAAGAACAATATTGGGAAAGACGTGAACTCCCTACTGAGTTGTCACGCATTCAGTCAATCTTCCAATGGAACGAGAAGCCTACCGAGTTTAAGAACAGGTGGGTAGATTACATTGAGAAGGAGTTTGACTACCGTGAAGATGGTTGTTGGTTTATGAATAATGGAGTGCCCACGTACATCACGGGGTCGCATTATATGTACCTTCAGTGGACAAGTATTGACGTTGGATACCCTGACTACCGTGAGGCAAATAGAATCCTGTTTCTTTTTTGGGAAGCCTGTAAAGCAGACACCCGTTCGTTTGGAATGGTGTACCTGAAGATTAGACGTTCAGGATTTTCTTTTATGTCTTCTTCGGAGTGTGTGCATACCGCAACTCTTGCAAAGGATGCGAGGGTTGGTATCCTGTCTAAGACAGGTAGTGACGCTAAGAAGATGTTTACTGATAAGGTTGTGCCAATCAATAGTAGACTCCCGTTCTTCTTCAGGCCCATTATGGATGGTATGGATAGGCCAAAGACAGAGTTGGCCTATCGTGTACCTGCATCCAAGATTACAAAAAAGAATATGTTCGATGTGGATGAAGAGCAGATTGAAGGCTTGGATACCACAATCGATTGGAAGAATACTGACGATAACTCTTATGATGGTGAAAAATTACTACTACTCGTACACGATGAAAGCGGAAAATGGATTAAGCCTAACAACATCCTAAACAATTGGCGTGTAACAAAGACTTGTCTACGTTTGGGTAGCAAGATTATTGGCAAGTGTATGATGGGTTCTACATCGAACGCACTTGATAAAGGTGGAGATAACTTCAAGGGTCTATACTATGATTCAGATGTCACTAAGCGCAATGCGAACGGTCAGACTAAGAGTGGTATGTATGCGCTATTCGTTCCGATGGAATGGAATATGGAGGGATTCATTGATAGATATGGTCACCCCGTGATGCGAAAAACCACCGATAAGCCCATATTGGGTGTTGATGGTGGATATATCCATCAGGGGGCTATTGATTATTGGGAGGCTGAAGTTGCGTCACTAAAGAGCGATGCAGATGCACTGAACGAATACTATCGTCAGTTCCCACGAACTGAGTCACACGCATTCCGTGATGAGAGCAAGGCATCTATTTTCAACCTAACTAAGATATATCAGCAGATAGATTACAACGACACACTTATACAAGAGCATCACTTAACTCGTGGTTCATTCTATTGGAAAGATGGCATCAAGGATACTAAAGTAATCTTTAGTCCCGACAAGAGAGGGAGGTTCTTAGTATCGTGGACTCCCGGCCCCGCACTGCAGAACAGGGTGTTACTGAAGAGTGGATTCAAGTACCCCGCCAATGACCACATTGGTGCGTTCGGTTGTGACTCCTATGACATCTCGGGTGTAGTCGGGGGTGGTGGTTCTAATGGAGCACTTCACGGACTGACTATGTTCAATATGGATGACGCTCCAAGTAACGAGTTTTTCTTAGAGTATATTGCGAGACCACAGACTGCTGAGATATTCTACGAAGAGGTTCTTATGGCCTGTGTATTCTACGGTATGCCAATCTTGATTGAGAACAACAAGCCGAGATTGTTATACCATTTTAAGAATAGAGGTTACAGGGGATTCTGTATGAATAGACCTGACAAACATTACACTAAGTTGTCAAAAACTGAGCGTGAACTCGGAGGTATTCCGAACTCAAGTGAGGATGTGAAACAAGCACACGCCTCAGCAATTGAATCTTATATTGAGAAGTACGTTGGTATGGATTTAGATGCCACCTATCGAGACGCAGATGAGATGGGGTCAATGCCTTTTACGAGAACATTAGAGGATTGGGCAAAGTTTGATATTACCAACAGAACTAAGTTTGACGCATCGATTAGTTCGGGCTTGGCGATTATGGCTTGTCAGAAGCACCTCTATCAGCCTGAAAAAAAACAGTCAAAAATAAACATTAACTTTGCAAGGTATAATAACAGAGGAACAATTAGCGAAATTATTAGATGAAAGATGTTAAGGTAAGCATAACATCGACAGGTTTCCCAAGTCAATTTGTTTCAGATAAAGAGAAAGCGTCTGAAGAATTTGGTCTTCAGGTTGGCCAAGCCATTCAGTATGAGTGGTTTAAAAAAGACGGAAATCAGTGTCGGTTCTACGACCAATGGAGAAACTTCCATAGACTGAGACTATATGCTCGAGGTGAGCAGCCTATTGGCAAATACAAAAACGAATTAGCCATTGATGGGGACTTGTCATATCTTAACTTAGATTGGACTCCTGTACCCATCCTTCCAAAGTTTGTGGATATCGTTGTTAACGGAATGTCTGACAGACTTTTCAAGGTAAAGGCATATGCGCAAGACGCAATGTCTCAAGCAAAGAGAAGCAAGTATCAAGATATGGTTGAGGGCCAAATGGTCGCTAAGCCAATTCTACAAAAAGTTCAGCAAAAGACAGGGGCTAATCCATTTATTATGGAGCCTAACGACCTCCCTCAGAACGATGAGGAGTTGACGTTGTATATGCAACTCAACTATAAACCTGCAATTGAGATTGCAGAGGAGGAAGCAATTAATACAATCCTTGAAGAGAACAAGTATGTTGAACTGCGTAAGCGGTATGATTATGACCTTACTGTATTGGGGATAGCAGTAGGGAAGCACGAATTCTTAAAAGGTGCGGGTGTCAAAGTTTCTTATGTAGACCCTGCGAACGTTGTATATAGTTATACAGAAGACCCCTACTTCAAGGATTGTTTTTATTGGGGTGAGGTTAAGACCGTGCCCATTACTGAGTTAAAGAAGATTGACCCAACTATTACTAACGAGCAGATGGAAGAAATCTCCAAGATGTCTCAGAGTTGGTATGACTACTTCAACGTTGCTCAGTTCTATGATAACGATATATTCTATCGTGATACTGTAACCCTGCTATACTACAACTACAAGAGTACAAAGAAGTTTGTATACAAGAAGAAGATGGCAGAAGGTGGTGGTATGAAGATGATTGAGAAGGATGACGAGTTCAACCCACCAACAGAAATGATGGAGGAGGGCCACTTCGAAAAAGTCGAGAAGACCATTGATGTATGGTACGATGGTATTATGGTAATGGGTACAAACTATGTACTCAAGTGGGAGATGGCTAAGAATATGGTTAGACCAAAGTCGGCATCTCAACACGCTATCCCTAACTACGTAGCGGTAGCACCAAGAATGTACAAGGGAGTAATCGAGTCTTTGGTTAGACGTATGATTCCTTTCGCTGACCTCATTCAAATTACACACCTAAAGTTGCAGCAGGTTATTTCACGTGTTGTGCCTGATGGTGTATTCATCGATGCAGATGGATTAAACGAGGTTGACCTTGGTACGGGTTCCGCATATAATCCTGAGGACGCATTGCGTTTATACTTCCAAACAGGTTCTGTTATTGGTAGGTCTTATACTCAGGATGGTGAGTTCAACAACGCACGAGTTCCTATTACTCAGTTAAACTCTAACTCAGGTGCAGCGAAGACGCAGATGCTTATTGGTAACTACAACCACTACCTTGATATGATTCGTTCAGTAACGGGGCTTAATGAGGCACGTGATGGTAGTACCCCTGACCCTAACTCATTAGTTGGTATTCAGAAGTTGGCTGCCCTTAATTCAAACACCGCAACGAGACATATCCTTGACGGAAGTTTGCATATGTTCAAGACCATATCAGAAGGATTGTCTTATAGAGTTGCTGACATTCTCGAGTACGCAGACTTTAAAGATGACTTCGCAAACAAGATTGGAAAGTATAACGTCAGCATTCTTCACGAGATATCTGACTTATATATCTATGACTTCGGTATCTTCATTGAGGTATCACCTGATGAAGAGCAGAAGGCTCAACTCGAAGCCAACATTCAGATGGCATTGTCTAAGCAAGACATTAACCTTGAGGATGCGATTGATATCAGAGAGATTAAGAATATCAAACTTGCTAATCAGTTACTAAAGGTCAAGCGTAAAGCCAAGCAGGAAAGAGAGCAGAAGGTTCAGATGGAGATGCAGATGCAGCAACAACAGGCTCAGATGCAATCTCAGCAGATGGCTGCTCAGGCTGCTATGCAGAAACTTCAGGCAGAAACTCAGGCTAAGATGCAAATCAAACAGGCTGAGATTCAGTTAGAGTTAGAGAAGATGAAGGGTGAAGCGCAATTGAAATCGCAGTTGATGGCTGAAGAGTTCAACTACACTATGGAGATTGCAAGGATGAATGGTCAGGCCCTATCAAAAAGAGAAAGCGCACGTGAAGTTGCAAAGGAGAAAAGGATAAGCCAACAAAACACCGAGCAATCTAAGTTGATTAACCAACGCAAGAACAACTTGCCACCAATGACCTTCGAATCTAACGAAGATAGTTTGGATGGGTTCGACTTGGCCGAGTTCTCCCCACGTTAATCACGTCTAAAAAACCAATAAATTATTTATATTAAATTTGCAAAAACTATAATCTTATGGAAATCAAAGTTAGAGAAGTAGGAGTTGAGGAGAAGAGTGTTCAACAAGTTGAGCAGGAACTTCTTGACAAGCACGAAGCACAACACAACAACGAAGAAGTAAACCCAAAGGTTGACGAAACTAAACAAGAAGTAAACCCAAAGGTTGACGAGCAAGTCGAAGAGGATTCACAACCTCAACCGATGAGCGAGGAAGACGTTCTTTCATTTATTAAAAACAAGTATAACAAGGAGATTACATCCGTGGATGATTTGTTTCAGGCTCGTCAAGAGTCAGAACCACTTCCCGAAGATGTGTCTGCTTACCTCAAATACAAAAAAGAAACAGGCCGTGGGTTTGATGACTTTGTTAAGTTGAATAAAAACTTTGACGAAGAGAAGCCCGAAGCATTGTTGCGTGAGTATTTGAGAGCAACTGAGAAAGGTCTTGATGATGACGACATCAATATGATGATGGAAGACTACTCGTGGGACGAGGAGTTGGACGATGAGTCAGATGTCAAGAAAGCAAAGTTGCGCTATAAAAAGGCTATCGCTAAAGCCAAAGAGTATTTCGAATCAGAGAAAGAGAAGTACAGAGTTCCCCTCGAGTCGAGAGGGAGTTCTATCTCTGCCGATGAACAGAAAGCACTCGATGACTATAGAGAATATATGCAACAGGCTACAACCTACGAAGAAGAAGCAAAGCGTAAAACTGATTGGTTTATGCAAAAAACTGACGAGGTCTTTAGTAGTGAGTTCAAAGGTTTTGAGTTCACGTTAGGCGAAGACAAGAAGGTTACTTTTTCTCCGGGCGATTCTACTGAACTGAAGAAGATTCAGTCAACACCTCAGAACTTTATTAAAAAGTTCTTGGATGATGATGGTCTTATGAAGGATGCAGTAGGTTACCACAGGTCTTTAGCCATCGCAATGAATCCCGAAAAGTTTGCCAAGTTTTTCTACGAGCAGGGCAAAGCAGAGGCGACTGATGATGTAATGCGTAAAACCAAGAACATTGATATGGATGTACGCAAAGCACCCGAGGTTACTTCTACGGGAGGAATGAAGATTCGTTCTGTAAATGACGACTCAGGTCGTGGTCTCAGAATAAAAAGTAGAAAATAAAAAAAGTTCAAAAGTTTAAAAAGACAAAAAAATGGCAGGTTCAGTTAAACCAACTCCCGGATTTGCATTGCAGCCAAGTGCTCAGCAAGTCCCAATGGCGACTAACTATATCTCTAACTTCGACTTCTTGAATCAGTATCTTCCTGATACTTACGAGAAAGAGTTTGAGCGTTATGGTAATCGCACTATTTCTTCTTTCTTACGTATGGTAGGTGCAGAAATGCCCTCTAACTCTGACCTTATCAAATGGGCAGAGCAAGGTCGTTTGCACACCAAATACGTAAATTGTGGTAGCGCAGGTGCTGCAGGTGACATCACCGCAACTGTGACTATCAATGACGTTCTTGTACCTACTCCTTCTTCAGGGTCAGGTATCGCTATCCGTAAAGGACAGACGGTTATGATTTCTGATAACGCAGGTTCGGGTTCTAACAAAGCAATCGTTACTGATGTAGACGTTGCAGCAGGTACTATCGACATCGCTTACTACGAGGCAGCAGGTCAAGCATTTGCTTCTTCTGCAGTATGTACCATTTTCATCTATGGTTCTGAATTCAAAAAAGGAACTGTTGGTATGGATGGCTCTTTGGAGGCTGATGACCTTATCTTCGAGAATAGCCCTATCATCATTAAGGACAAGTACGCAGTAAGCGGTTCTGATATGGCTCAAATCGGATGGGTTGAAGTTACTACTGAGAACGGTGCTGCAGGTTACTTGTGGTATTTGAAGAGTGAGCACGAGACTCGTTTGCGTTTCGATGACTACTTGGAGACTGCAATGATTGAAGCAGTTCCTGCTGAAAATGGTTCAGGTGCTGCTACTCAAACTGCTTTTGCTGATGGTGGTAACAAAGGTTCTGAAGGTATCTTCTACGTTGTTGCTAACCGTGGTAACGTTTGGGGTGGTGGTAACCCTGCTTCCTTGACTGAGTTCGACACTGTTGTCGCTCGTCTTGACAAGCAAGGTGCTATCGAAGAGAACGTGTTGTTCGTTGACCGTGACTTCTCTTTCGACATTGACGATATGTTGGCAGGTTTGAATGGTTACTCTTCTACGGGTGCTGCAAACTTCGCTTCTTTCGGTTTGTTCGACAACGATAAGGATATGGCTTTGAACCTTGGATTCTCAGGTTTCCGCAGAGGTTATGACTTCTACAAGTCTGATTGGAAATACTTGAATGACCCAACTATGCGTGGTGGTCTTCCTGCAGGTGCAGGTTCAGGTCGTGTAAATGGTTTGTTGGTTCCTGCGGGTTCTACTACCGTTTATGACCAAATCCTTGGTAAGAACGCTAAGCGTCCTTTCTTGCACGTTCGTTACCGTGCTTCTGAAGCAGAAGACAGACGTTACAAGACTTGGATTACAGGTTCTGCAGGTGGTGCTATGAATAGCGACCTTGACGCTATGGAAGTACACTTCTTGTCAGAGAGAGCCGTATGTACTTTAGGTGCTAACAACTTCTTCTTGTTCGCTGAATAAGAGGTATCTTAATTGGGGGAGTGTCTTTGAAGACACTCTCCCTTTTTTAAAATTCAAATCATATCAAAATGAAAAAGACAATAACACCCGTAGACAAGGTCTACAAACTCACAAGAGATGCAGCACCACTTTCTTTTATGCTGCCCGTTAAGAACTCCCGTAGATTCCCATTGATGTATTTCGATGAAGACCAAGGAGTAAACAGAGAACTTCGTTACGCAAGAAACCAACGCTCCCCCTTTGTGGATGAGCAGGATGGCAACGCTATTTTAGAGCCTGTCATTTTTGAAGACGGATTCTTACACGTACCCAAGAACAATCCCGTATTGCAACAATTCCTGTACTACCATCCATTAAATGGTAAAAAATTTGAAGAGGTAGATAACGAGAGAGATGCAAGTGCGGAAGTTGAAAACATCAACTATGAGTTGGACGCAATGATTGAAGCACGTCAACTTAGCGTTGACCAATTGGAGACTGTATGCCGTGTGTTGTTTGGACGTGATATGTCCAAGGCCACTACTGCAGAGTTGAAGAGAGACGTTTTGATTTTTGCTAAAAAAGACCCACGTCACTTCCTAAATGTTTTGAGTGACCCATCATTAAAGTTGCAGGGAACTGTACAGAAATTCTTTGATAATGGATTGCTATCGTTTAGAAAGAATAAAAAAGAGGTGTGGTTTAATACACCAAGCAACAAGACAAGAATGCTTACTGTACCATATGGGGAAGAGCCAATGTACATTGTTTCTTCATACCTACAGTCGGATGAGGGCATCGAGTCTTTGAAGATGCTTGAGACATTACTCGAAGAATAACGCTATTATTCTACTACTTACCAAAAGGGGTCTTTTCGGAGACCCTCTTTTTTTTTCTTTATCTTTGTAAAAAAGTTTACGATGATAAACACAGTAAGAAATACAGTTCTGTCTGTGCTAAATAAAAACAACTACGGATACTTATCTCCATCGGACTTTAATCTATTTGCTAAACAAGCACAATTAGATGTATTCCAAAGTTATTTTTATCAGTACAACTATCAGATAAATAAAGAGAACCAACGGGCCTCAGGCACGGGGATTGCAGATATACGCAAAGGAATTGAAGAGGCGATTGAAGTGTTTTCTGTTACCAACGGATTAGTTCGTGGTACTAAGAACAAGTATTACTTACCATCGCAAACCACAACAGGAGATGATTACTACCTGTTGAACAAGGTATTGGTATACCAAGACCTCATCACAGAAGGAAGTACAGACGGAACGGTTGGTGGTGCCAACCGTTTGATTGATAGCACTGCAGACTTTATCACAGATTTAGTACAAGTTGGTGACATTGTAGCCGTAGAGAATGGTGGTGTACAGTATGTTGAGGTACTTGTAGTAAACAGTGCAACTGAACTAACTACTACGGGTAATTATTGGAACGCATTGGGATTGGATTATGCAATCTATAAAGAGGATTCTAAACTCGAGGAGGCAGAGAAGGTTACGCATAGCAAGATTACTATGCTGAATAACTCTATCCTAACCTCTCCAACCTTAACGTTCCCCGCATACACGCAAGAAGAATTATTGTTGGCTGCATTCCCTAAGGACATTACTTCTGTGGGCCGTGTAAACACTCAATACTTCAGATACCCTAAAGACCCTAAGTGGACTTACATTCAGTTGGTTAATGGTGAGCCATCCTTCGACCAATCACAACCTGACTACCAAGACTTTGAAGTGCCCCTCGAAGATGAGGTTACTTTGATTCTAAAGATTCTTCAGTACGCAGGTGTGAATATTCGTGAGGCTGACGTGTATCAGTTTGGTAACGCAGAAGAAAACGAAAATAGTCAAGAGCAATTATAATGGCATATATATCACAATATCAATACTACGAGAATAATGGTAACACACCCGAAGATGCAAATTGGGGGTCTTATCAGTACGTTTCTCTGTATGACATCGTCAACAACTTTATGTTGATGTATGCAGGAAACCATAGCCTTGTAAATAACGAAGAGAGATTCAAGGTATTGTTCCACGCAAAGAGAGCAATTCAAGAACTAAACTATGATGCCTTCAAGGAAATTAAGGTATTGGAACTTAGCGTTGATGACCAACTGAGATATATCCTCCCATCTGATTTTGTGAATTGGGTTCGTATATCAATGTACAAAGATGGTCTATTGTTCCCGCTTTCCGAGAACATTCAAACCAATACATCTAAGGCGTACTTGCAGGATAATACAGGTAGAATCTTGTTTGACCTTGACGGAAATATTCTAAAGCCACAGTTTTCTGATATCGATTACGATAGGATTACAGGACAGAAGAAGAGTATATACCTAAACCAACACAGTGCCTACAACGGTATGGAGGGATACTACCTCGATGGGGATTGGTATTTTGATTTCAACTACGGTTCACGTTTTGGCCTGAACACTGAGACCGCTAATGCCAACCCTACTTTTGTGATTGACAAGAAGACGGGTGTCATCAACTTCAGTTCAGGAATGATGAATCAGTTGTGTATTCTTGAGTACGTATCTGATGGTATGGAAAACGGAGACGACTCCAAGGTATCGGTAAACAAACTATTTGAAGATTATATCTATGCTGCTATCGAGTATGCAATACTAAACTCAAAACTAAATGTTCAAGAGTATATAGTTGCAAGAGCGAGAAAGCGTAGATTGGCACTTCTCAGAAATGCAAAAATCAGGATGAGTAATATTCATCCCGGAAGATTGCTAATGAATATGAGAGGTGGAGATAAGTGGCTAAAGTAATATGAATCTATCAAGAAACTTTGTAACAGGCCGGATGAATAAAGAGGTCGATGAGCGACTCGTTCCAAACGGGGAGTACATCGATGCGCTTAACATCCGTATGGGTTCTACGGAAAAGGATGAAATGGGAGTTATTGAGAACTCCAAGGGGAACACCAAACTTACAACCCTACAATTTCAAGGTAGTTTATTAACTAATGATGCAAAGGCTATCGGTGCATTTGAAGATGGTGCAGAAGAAACTATCTATTGGTTTGTACACGACCCATCGTTTTCAAGTTCACCTACAGGCAAGATAGATTTGATAGTATCATATGATACTAAAACACAGTCACTTACGTACCACGTAATTACAATTAATGATGGCGGGGGTTCAAATACTACACTGAACTTCTCTCAAGATTATGTTATTACAGGGGTAAACAAAAAAGAGAATTTGCTCTTTTGGACTGACAACTACAATCAGCCACGATTCATAAACGTAACACGCAACTATCCATACCCATCAGGAGGTGTAGACCAAACAAGTGCGGAGTCTCTTCTTGTAATTAAGAAGCCACCCGTAACCTCACCATCTGTGCAGTCTCTTATTACTGCAAGTCAAGACAACTACTTGGAGGATAGATTCATTTGCTTTGCGTACAGATATAGATACCAAGACAACGATTACTCTGCGACTTCTCAGTTCAGCCTACCCGCATTCTTGCCGGGCGTTTTTAATTATAGCACTGAGACTGCATTGAACCAAGGGATGCTGAACACATCCAACTCTTGTGTTATCACATACAACTCAGGAGGCCCACTTGTAACGGGAGTAGACTTGTTGTTCAAGGATATGAACTCTCCTACCATCAAGGTTATTGAGAAACTTGATAAGGATGAGTTGGGTCTTTCTGACAATACTGATTACACGTACACCTTTACGAATAACAAGGTGTTTACCATACTGCCTGATTCTGAGATTCTTAGAATGTACGACAACGTACCTCTATTATCACAGGCTCAGACTATGATGGGTAACCGATTGATGTACGGGAACTACGTTGAAGGGAGAGACCTTGTAGACTTAAACAGGAACCCCGTTAGGTTTGACTATACCACATCATTGATATCTACTGACATTGGGGATTCTGATGTCACTACTGCATTGAGTAGTGGTAACTACGCAGTAAATGGTAACCAAACAATTGCATCTTCTGTTGTAAGTGTAGACCTGCAGGACTTTGATTTAGTATCAGGTGCTATTATTAGTTTGATTATTCGTTACGAGCATAGTACATTCTCAGGTACTCCTCCGTTCCCAACACAAGAAACTGCCGAGACAGAGATTGAGTTCACGTATATACTGCCTCAGTCATTTAATAGTGTGTTTGACCTTGCTACGAGTGCAGACTTTATCGATAAGGTTGGTACTGTAACAAACATTCAAACTGTTGCAAACTCTTGTAGCGGTACTACGTTTACGGACATATTTAACTGTGCTGCTCAACAGACACTCGATAGTTTAGAGAAGTATGAGAGTGGTATCATTAACGTAGGTGAGCCTATTCGAATTGTAACAAGCCCTGCATCTGATGAGATTGGTTTTCAAATCCCCGCAATAAGATATGTAGACGACCCAACAGGGGTAAACATTACTCAGAGTGTTTACGAATACTACGAGATTACTTATTCAGAAGCATCATTTGCCGAGATAGGGAACCCAAGGAGTTTGAAGAGTAATAGAGACTATGAGGTTGCTATTGTTTATATGGACGAGTTTAATCGTTCCTCTACTGCATTGGTTAGTAGAGATAATACAGAGCACGTTCCTTGTTCTTTATCAGATACTCAGAATAGAATTCAGGTAAACATTCCGACTACGCAACGTGCTCCAAGTTGGGCTACAAGATATAAGTTTGCCATCAAGCCTGATAAGAAAGATTATGATGTAATCTATAGTAACCTATTCTTTAGAGACACTGTTTCGGGTTGCGACTACTTTCTTCTTGAGGGTCAGAATAGTAGAAAGATTGAAGAGGGGGATGAGTTGTACGTAAAGGCAGACCCAAATGGGCCATTAGGCACTTGCGTTACAACAACTGTGTTAGAGAAGGAAGCCCAAATGCGGAACTTCTTAGACCCACTACCCACTGATTCATCAGGCACAGAGATACCAATTCCTGCGGGTACGTATATGAAGATTCGTGCCAACAACTTCAGCACTGAGGTAGGCGACTTGCCTGTGGTTTCGTATGGTAAGAAAACTAAAGAAGCAACAGGTGGGTCTTGTCCTAACGTTAGTTACAGGGTTAACAGAGAAGACCCAAATAACGCAGGTCAATTTATAGACTATGACCTACCTGCAGGTTCAAGAGTGAAACTATACTTCAAGAACGAGCGTATCGGTAAATCTTGTTCGACAAGTGGTGTAGAAGCACGTAGATATAAATACGAAGAGACGCTTACTGTTTCTCAGGACTACGCAAACTTTAAGGATTGGTGGGACGGAGATAATGTTCAGTCTCTATTGAATGGAAGTTCTGCAATAAGAACTGCTGATTGTGGTGCGACAATCCCTGAAGCGCAATACGATAGCACACTTGCACCTACAGATTATGCGGGGTGTGATTTGGTTAAGTGTTTCTTTAGATTCTATAGAAACCCATCAAACAATGAACTGAAACTTGTGTTCTCAGGAACTATTGGGTACGCAGGTAAAAAGAAAAAATCCAAGTCAGAGGTAAATATCGAGGTCATTCGTGCTGCAAACATTGTGGTGTTCGAAAGCGACCCTCAAGATGCTGAGCCTGATTTATGGTATGAGTCTTCTGAGTCATTTGCCATTGACGCTGCAGGTCAGCATAGCGGTAATGTTCAGAACCAAGACTTTGCCACCAATACCCCTGCAATCATCAATACTGATTTCTTTAACTGCTACTCATTTGGTAATGGTGTAGAAAGTTACAAGGTTCAGGACTCTATGATTGGTAAGGAGTTGGTGTTGGGTAACAGAGCAACCTCAACGTCTGAGTTAGATTATAGAGAGACATTAAGATTTGCAGACATCACCTACAGTGGTATCTACAATGAGGAGTCGAACGTAAATAAGTTAAACGAGTTCAACCTTGGACTTCTTAACTATAAGAACTTAGAGCAATCTTTCGGCCCTATATTTAAAATGGTTGGAAGAGAGAGTGATATCTTGGTATTGCAGGAGGATAAAATCTCATACGTACTTACAGGAAAAAACATCTTGTCTGACGCAGGTGCAGGTAGCAGTCTTATGGCGGTTCCTCAAGTGTTGGGTACGCAGGTTGCTCGTGTTGAGGAGTTTGGTATCTCACACCACCCTGAAAGTTTTGCTCAGTGGGGTGCTGACAAGTTCTTTACTGATGCGAAGCGTGGTGTAGTTATTCAACTCAAGGGTAACTCGGGACAAAGCGAACAACTAAATGTAATCTCTGATACAGGGATGAAGACTTGGTTTAGAGACCTGTTCAACACAGACTTCTATACTCAGAAACTTGGAGGCTACGACCCATATATGAATGAGTACGTACTAACAAGCAACGACCAAGAGATACCATTGCCTGAAGATTGTATTGGTTGTAATACCATCACAAACTTAAACGTTAGTGTTTCTCAGCCAAGGACATATTGTATTGATTTTGGTCAGACGGTTGGGGATGTTACGGTTACATACAACGTTATTTCTACATCGGGGACTTTCAATATTAATGCTCTCTACAATAGCGGTAACTACTCATCAGGGAATGTGTCCTCAAGCGGGTCATTCACATTCTCTAAGGATTCAAGTCAAGTTACTACTGCAGACATAACAGTTACGGCTACAGGTTCTTCTGTTATTGAGGTTATAGTTGGATGTCCTGAAGTTGGGGTAATTCAAATTGTTCAGTTTGTAGTCACCTCTAACAATGAGGCAGGTCAATACATCCATAGTGAGTACGGATATAATGACGGAACTTATATAAGCCCAACTCAGTCTTCGTTGGTATCGTTCCAAGGAAGTTCGGTTACTCCAATTGTATCTCGATACTCTACTACAAGTACATACGAAGGTGCACCAAATGGCCCATCAAACGGTTCTACTGTAACTATGTCTACCAATAAGATTAACTTCGATGACTTCGAGTTCAATCCTTTGGCTAACAAGTTTATGTATATGAGGTCTAACACCTTGTACGAAAACAATCAGGCTGATGTAATTACCCTGTTGACTTCCGCAAGTGTGGCGACTCCAATTTACTATTCAGGAACTGCCCCCACTAAATACTCAGCAGACTTCACAATGCCATCTACAGGAGATTACCTGTATATGATTTGGGATTTGAGAGAGGCAACAACTACCGACCTATGCTATGGTGCTGACTTGACTACTGCTTGTTGCGGATGCACAGGCGGTGGCGGTGGCGGTGGTGACACCCCGACACTAAGCGTATTGATGGGAGCATATCCTGTTTGTAGAGTAGGAACTTGGGATAGCACAAACGGTGGAACAATAAGATTCCAAGCAACCCTCGATAACCTAACTATAGGTAACTCGTATACATCATTGTTGAGTATTGCACCTTCTACCTCAACAGTCCACGCAAGTTTGAGCGATTTTGATGTGAATCAAACATTCACTGCTACTGCAACGTCTGAGGTTGTGTACTATGATGTTACGTTCACGCTATTGGCTGACGGTCAGATTACGCCTCAGATAGAGTTGACGGGTACTGAAGGAACTGCAACTGCATCATTCCAACACACGGGTGCTGCTAATGCAAGTATAGGTGGTCAATTATCAAGTTGTGGAATCCCATAAAAATTAAATAGATGGCTACATATTATATAGACGGAACAACATTATCAAATTCAAACGCAGTGTTTACGGATGCCGCGATGACCAACTGCGCCCCTGATGGATTTTATTCGGACGGAACCATTGTAAGGCAGTTATTGAATTGTGTGTTACTACCACAACAAACCTGTCCTACTTGCGCAGAACCCTGCGGTGGAACTATAAGTGCATCGGGTTCTCAAGGTGTATATCTGTTAGACCTTGATGCAGGAGGTACTGCTTCTGATGTAGGAGCAATGATAGTTACGTTTGACCCTGCCTCTGTGCCTGATGGTATTAGAGCAACTTATAACGGGGCGGTATACAACAAACTTAGTTCTCCTGTAGACGGATACCACGGCAGCACAAATTCCTCAAACTTTACATACGTTGGTAACTCGGGGGCTGATTGTGGTATAAGTGGAAGTACGTACAACTTGAATGAGTACGAATATACAGGTGGTGCTTTTGTTGCAACAGGGAATACTCAAAGCATTACTGTGAATGCGGGTGACGTATCGCTTGGTAGTTCTCCCGGAAACTGTGTTATGGTTATACCAAAGATTAGTGCGACTCCATCGTTGGTGCAGTTCGAATTTGTTGGGCCTTGTTCAGGCACTGTATTTGCGATAGGTGTTAGTTGCCCCGCATTGTTGACGGGCTACACATCAAACGCAAACCCTCAACCTGCAACGAGTGAGGCTTGTGGTCACCCATTGGATACCACATACTATAATGCACCTGTAAATGGAACTGCGGGGAACATAGGATTGTATGATTGGGTATTTAGTGATGCCAATGGACAGTTTGTACTAAGTGCAGGTTACTACAGATACACAGGAGGATGGTATCAGGTAGATGCTAATGGAGTCATTATTGCGATGGGAACTTGTGCGCTACCATAAAGTGTCTTTAAAGACACAAAAACTATAGATATTGTATGAGTAATTACACATTAACATTTAGCGAAGACGTAAGAGGATGGCCATCTTTTTACTCTTTCTATCCTGATTGGATGATAGGAATGAATAACTATTTCTATACATTCAAGGGAGGTAACCTATATAGGCACAACGTGAACAACATTAGAAACAACTTCTATGGCGTTCAGTATTCAACCACACTGACGAGTGTGTTCAATGACGGGCCACTCGACAACAAGTTGTGGAAGACGTTGAGTCTACAGGGGACTGACGCTTGGAATGCTATTATGTACTCCGATATTCAGGACTCAGGATTCATCAATGCGCCTTGGTTCGAGAAGAAAGAGCAGGTGTTTTTTGCATTCGTTCGTAACTCGGGTGATGTACCCGCAGGTGTTGACGAGTATCCTCTCCGTTCTTTGAATGGTATTGGACGTAGCGCATCTGTTGTTGCAATACCTGTAGGATATCAGATAAACTTTGCGACAAGTGTTACCATCGAGAAGGGGATTATGTCTGTCGGTGATATGGTATACTTCGCATTGCCACCATACACATCTCCTCAACTTGCGGGACAGATTGTTAGTGTGACAGTTGACCTGAGAAATGGTATCAATAGAATCGAGGTTGATACTTCTATCCCGGGTTCAATTCCAATCCCTATTCAAGACGCTTACTTTTTGTATATTAAGAATGCGGTTGCCGAATCTCACGGAGTATTGGGACACTACTGTGTGTTTGCGATTAATAACTCAAATAGTTCTCAGATTGAGTTGTTCGCAGTCGAGGCTGACGTGATGAAAAGTTATCCCTAAAAAAATATTATCTTTGTATGCAAATGTTATTTGATATAAGACCATTGAATCACGAGGATTATGAAGCCATTTTGTTGAAGTGGTGGAATGATTGGGGTTGGTCTCCACCTAAGCGTGAGTTCCTACCACAGGATGGGACAGGGGGCTACATCGTTTATGACGGGGACACACCTGTTTGTGCAGGGTTTATATATAAAACCAATTCAAGTGTTGCGTGGGTTGATTGGGTTGTATCAAATAAAGAATATAGGAAAAAGCCACACAGAAAACAGGCAATTGTTTTTTTGGTTGAGCAATTAACTAATGTTTGTAGAAACATCGGGGCAGAATGGAGTTACGCATTAATCAAACATCCTTTACTTATTAATACATATATGGAGTTAGGATATGAGAAGGGTGATTCATACGCTCACGAGATGATAAAGAAGTTATAATATGGCAGCATTTACAACTATAGCAGCAGGTGTAGGATTGGCAGCGACTGCGGGTTCTACGGCTATGTCTTTCGCTCAGGCATCAGCAGAGAAAAAGAAGGCCCGTGCTGCTGAACAAAAATCAGAAGAAGAACAGGCCAAGTTTGACCGACTAATGGAGGTCAACTATATGGATGCCTTGGCGATTCAAAAAGAACCATACGAACTACAGAGAGAGGCTATGTTGGCACAGGGTGCTCAACTTACTGAGGCTGCAAGAGAAGGCGAAAGAGGTGCTGCTGAAATGGCAGGTAGAATCTTAGTGGGTCAGCAGCAGGGTCAGTCTCAGGTACGTGCAGATATGGCTACTGATATGTATAATCTCGAGGCTTCAAAGGCTGAGGAGAGCGCAAGGATGCGTGACATCTCAGCAGGTAAAGCATTGGAGACGGCAGCAGGGTACGAAATGGAAGCCCGTAATAGGGAGAATATGGCTGCTCAGAATATGCAGCAGGGAATGCAGGGTGTTGTCAATACCATTGGTCAAGCAGCAGCGTTCGTTCCCTTGTATCAAACAAGTGCAGCAGCAAGACAGGGTAATAAGATTGCAAACATTGCGGGTCGTGAAGGTGTAGACCTTCAGAAATCCATCAGTGGTCTTGAGGGGGTAGAGAATGTAGCAGCAAGTGCAGACTACAAAGCAGCAGTAGGTACTAAGGGTATGGTAGGATATCAGCCTCAGGTAGGTACTGCAGGAAAACAAATGTACAAAGGTGTAGATATTACAGGACTTTCGGATATGTCTGCAGTCCAACGCCAAGACTTCTTTGCTCAACAAAATGCTGATTGGGTACGTGGATTCAGAAATGACTTAGGTCTACAAACCCGTGGACAAAGAGCGTATGGTTCGGTTGAAGATGCATTTAACTATCTATACAGGTAAATAATAAGCAATGGCAGGTTACGGATATCAGGAAAGAGAACCATCGCTACAGGTCAATTGGGCCGAGGTAGGGTCTAATATAAATGCAGTCCTCAAAGAAGAGTCACGTGTTCGTGAAGAGAAGAAGGCTGCCATTGATGAGGCAACACGAAACTATCAGAGGGTTTTAAGTGAGGGGGTTCGTGGCGAAAACAAAACGCTCAACGAGGCTGCTATTCAATTTAGCGCAGATGCCCAAGAGCAGATGCTTATGCAGGAGAGACTACTGAAGAGTGGTTCTCTTAGTCCAAAGGATTACGCAATTATGCGTCAGAACCTAACTGACGGTACTGATGCAGCATTCAGTTTAATGCAGGAATACCAAGACGTATACGCTGAAAAGATGCAGCGTGTAAAGGACGGTAAGGCTCAAGACCTTGAGGCTTGGATGATGTCAAACGTTGAGGGATTTGCAAACTTCTCAAAGGCAGGGTTGGTCATCAATCCCGAGAACGGGAAGGTCAATGCTGCGTATAGAGTTAAAGACCCTGAGACGGGGGAGATGGTATTATCCTCAAACCCAAATGACTTGGTGGATGTTGGTGCTCTTCGTGGGCAGATTGCAGGATACTACGACAACTATGACTTAGAGGGAGCGACTGCTAAGTGGGCATCAGAGACAGGCGTTTGGAAGACGGCTGCCAAGGTGGTAGACGGAACAAGAACAAAGAACGCAGAGATTGATTCTTGGATGAACCCATTTGCAAAGTTGCATACCAAGGAAGAACTTATGGCACTTGGCCTTTCAGAACAAGAGGCCGAGACAATGAACTACTACTTCAGAGCAGAGGACGATTGGATTACAGGACAGATGTCTAATCCATACAATATGAGTTCTGTTCTTACAAACTTTGTAAACACAACTGCTGAAGGTGCTGAGTATACATTTACTTATGATGTAGAGAAAGCAAAATCAGACCCAAACTTAATTCTGTTAGGCGATGACAACCTTCCTGTATTCGACCCTAAGGTAAACCCGAATGCTGCTGAACAAGAGAAGCAGGTACGTGCGTTTATGAAGATGTCTATCCGTAACAAGATGGACGTTACTCAAGACAAGCAGTCATTCAATGAATACCGTAATCCTAACCCACCTGCACAGTGGCAGGTTGCGAGAGGTGACAAGGAAAAGGAGGATAAAAACAAACTTGGGCTTGTTGCTAAGTTGTGGTATGGTAACGACTCTGAGGTGGCTGAGGCATCAGATTGGCTTAGAAGGGCTACATCGGGATACCAACCTGCAAATCAGATTGTATCATTGAAGCGTGATGCTAATGGTGTAACTGTCAAGTACGCAGATGGAAGGACTGAAAATGCACCATTTAAAGATGATGGAGGGAATATAAAGGCACAGTCAGATTGGAGTGTTGGAGCAGCAGGTATATTCTTTGTTGGCGAAGACCTGCCAAGAGATATGTCTAAGAAGTGGAACGACCTCGGCCTTCAAGATAAAGAGTTCAACGCTGCATCTACCGCAAGTTCAGTTGGAGAGGTTAAGAAAGAAGAAACTGCAAACGAAGCGTTCTCAAGAATTTTGCGAGAAGACAGAACGTTGTCTACAAACTTGTTTGTCAAAGACAACGAAGACCAAACAGAAAAGAATCTACAGAACCTATTGAACAACTATGGTATTAAGCCTGATTCGATAGATACGCAAGGTGCTTTTGGTACAGATGAAGTTAAGATTGTAATTGGAGGTAATGAATATGTATTCAATGTGGATGATGATACTCCATTCCAATCATATGTTTCTACACTAAAAAAATTGCTTGACACTCACGCAGACAAGCCAAAACTAACTGCGGGTAGAACAAAAACAAACATTACAAAGGGTGATGCCGGAGGGCCGGGTGGCACTTCACGATAATTTATAATATGGACGAACAGATTTTAAAAGACCTAATTGCAACTGCTCAGGCCCACAACTATAATTGGGGAGTAGTAATGAGCAAGTTCCCTGAGTTGTCAGGATATGACGTTCAGTTGTTGAAAGACTATGTCACAACTGCCGAACAATATAACTATGACTACAGTATTATAAATCCAAAGTTCCCCGAATTTTTTGGTGATGCTAATGCTACTCAGCAAGAGCCTGTTCAGCAAGAGCCTGTTCAGCAAGAGCCTGTTGTAAAAAAAAAAGATGGTACGGAATTACCATCGGCAGATGGTTCTTCGGAGCAATCAACTACTGAGCAGCCTGAGTTTGAGTTCTATACTCCAAAGCCGGGGGAGATACTGTGGAGTCCTGATGGCAGCCACAGACAGGTAATAGGTCAAGACACACGTGAGTTAGGGTATAGAAACCCTATGAATAGCCTTGGTATGTATCCCGAGCAGGGGATGGTAGACCAAGCCTTACGTCAAAGTTTTGCTGATGCACGTACAACAAGCCAAAATATTAATGAGGATGCTGCTGCATTGGCAGCAGTTCAAGCCGAAGAAAAGAAGCGAGGCAAGAAACAAGCACCACTAAAAACTGCTAATCCACAAGAGGTAAGCGAGGCAGAGTATGCTCTTCAGGTGAGAGGGCTAAGAGATAAACCCGTAATGAACCCTGACGGTTCTGTATCAACGGTTAAACTAACATCGGCAATCATTGACGGGAAGAATGTTGTATTCCCAACCCTGTTCCCTAAAGGAGCAAACTACACAAGCGACCCTCAAGATTGGATGGAGTTGTCAGGTATGGATGCGTACAACGAAGCGTTTCTACGTGGTGAGATATTTGAGTTTGATAGCCCCGATAAGGCTAATGCATTTGCAGAGGGTAGTTGGAAGAATATAAACAACATCGATGCAGTTGGTTTCGCATTCTATAAAGACCGTGGCTTAGACTATGCACAGGCTAAGAGGGATATAGATGCATTTGCTGAAACAAGAGATGAGATAGACTTCTTGAACAACAGGTCTATGCTATATCTGAAAGACCTATCTGAAAAAGACCAAAAGAAATACGCCCACCTGTATGTCAACGGAAGAAGAAGAAATGACTCCGATGATATATTGGCAAGAAGGGAAGAGGAGTACAACGAGTTATACTCTAAGATATCGGATGATGATATCGCTACTGCACGTGAAGACTTCGATTTGTTTTTGGACAAGGAGTTTCAGCAGAAATCAGCACAAGCAGTACAGGCTAACTCAGCAGCCAAAAAAGCAGAAGAAATTTTAGCAAAAGATGTTAATGAGAAGTTGGGGATTACCCTTGAAGAACTAAGCCAATACGTCCCCACAACTACTGAGCAGAAAAGTCTTGTTAGTCTTTACTTACAAAACAAAAGGGACTTGGATGCTATGAAGCAATACGCTGCATCCAACTACGAGATGGCAAATACATTCTTCACTGAGAAGTTTGACAAGAACCTGCGTGGTGAATTCATAGAAAATTGGGATGCAGTTTCTCAGAGTTGGTCTTCAGGATTGGCGAGAGGTAAGGGGGCTGAACAAATCTTAGCATTGGCACTTGGTCTAAAAGATGTTGGTGATGATGCCGAGGTTCAAGAGGTTGCATTAAAGATTATACAGTATATGCAAGAGGCTCGTACAGACGAGCAGGGTAGAGCGCAATATAGATACGCATCAGCAAGAGGATTCTCTGAGGCGTTTGATGTATTCCTTGATGACCCATTCGAATTGTCAACTGCCTTTGTTGCTGAGTCGCTTAGCCAAATGCTTCCATATGGATATAAGTTAATCTCAGGTTCGGCTGCTACGGGAGCAGGAGCAGGTGCGGTGGCGGGGTTAGCGGGTGGCCCCTTCGCTGAGGTAACCGTTCCCGGTGGAGCATTAGCAGGATTGAGTTATGGTATGAGAACAGGTTTTGCTGCCACGTCTTTAGCATTGGAATACACCAACGCAGTATTAGATGCGGTAGACAACCAAGGATACAACCCCGATGACCCGTTGAGTTTGGCTGCTGCCCTGCAGGATGAGCAGGTGTGGGCCGAGGGTAAAGAGATTGGGTTGAAGCGTGGTATCCCTATCGCAGTCGTAGACTATGTGTCAGGTGGACTTGCAGGTAGAGTATTTAAGGTAGGAAGCATTGCATCAAAAACTGCAAAGGCTGCTGCTACGGTTGGAGAACGTGTTGTGTTTGACCCTGCTGCTGAAGCATTTGGTGAATATATGGCGCAGGTAGTTGCGGGTCAGGAGATTGATGCGAAAGAAATATTTGCTGAGGCAATTGGTGGATTGGGTAACAACGCTCCAAACGCTGCAGTTAATATGATGCGTGATATTAGAAACGTAAACTACGAGAAACTTGCAGCAGAGTTCTCTACTGCGGATGGTATCGTAAACGAGATAGCATCAGACGAGAAGATTAGTTCTTGGGCAAACAATATGGAAAGACTTGGGAAGATTACTCCTGAGGAAAACCAACGCATCCAAAAGAACGTAGGACTTAGACGTGAGGCGAGAGACCTTATGGGCGTTAGTCCATCGCTACTTAGCAGAAATGAGAACACCGATGTGGAGTCTCGCTTAGTAGAACTGTTAAACGCAAGAGAAGAATTGACCTCTACTCAGAATAGAAGAGAGGTATTCAAAAGTAAAATTGCTGCAATCAATGAAGAGATTGCCAAGATATCGGAAACAAAACAACTATTGCCTGAGGGTGAGCGTGTCAACATTGAGTTAGTAGGAATTCAAAGCCTAAAGAAAGCACCAAAGAGACAAGCACCCGTTGGCACATTACCAACAGAACAAGAAGAAGATGCCATTCAAGAGCCAAGCACAGAGACGGGCGTGTTACGCACAAGCACAAGACAACCGCAGCCGGTGGAACTGCGAGAAGTGGGACAAGGAGACACCGAATCCACAATCACTACCGAAACGACTACCGTCACGCCTGAGCAAGGGACGGAAGAAGAAGGGGGTATAGTCCTTGACATAGAGGGATTGGGTGAAGTGTCTTCAAGGACACCCGATGAGCAGCAGTTCTTAGATGACGAGGTACAAGACCTTGAGAATATGCTCGGTGAGGCTAATAGAGAATCACCAAACCCTGAGATGTTCCAACTAAATACAGACTCTGAAACATCAGCACGTAAGCAAAAACTCGCTGAGTCATCACGTAAGTTGATGGAGGAAGTTCAGCCCGATATTGTGGAGGAGACTGAGGTTGTATCAGAGCCTACTATGGAAACCATTCCAATCACAGTAACAGAGAATACTGAGTTGGCAAACAAGGTTCCAAAGATGTCAGTAAAAGACTTAGTTGGTAAGGTCGTTAACTATGTTATGGCTGACCAACTGAAGGTAGATAGCAAGAGAATGGGTGGCCCATTCTTCCCACTAATGGACGATACCTTTGGTAAGGTTGCTTGGGCATCTATGGATGTTGAGGCTGCGCAGCGAATTATCAGAGGCTTTACAAAGGGAGACTATAGTGTGGTATACAATATGGCTCCGTCTTCAGTAGACTCTAATATTGCCACACCAATAGAGTTTACAGACAAACTAAACAAACTTGACAACCAACAGGATGTATACAATCAGATGAAGGATTACATCTTGGGTAGAAAGTTCGGAGACAAGGATACAAAAATTATCCATAACGCCATTGGTCAAACAACAGACCTACAATCATTCATTGATATTTTTAAATCACTGAACGTAGCCCAACGAGCAAAGATTACTCAGGCCGTTCTTCCTTCTGCAAACGTCAAGGCTACTACTCAGTTAGGGATGACCCTTCAGGACAATGGTATAACTCAGCAGTCGGTAAGGTCTTCTGTTTCAGAGCAGTTTACACGTGACCTACCTATGGGTGCTATGACTATGGTTCTTGAAATCACAGACGCTGACGGCAACTTGATTAAGTCAGAGGCTGATATTGACAAGGCCATTATGACTCGAGACCAACAGGAAGCAGAGGGAATTAGAACACACGAGAACTATCCTGTATACATTAGAGGTAGAGCAGTCGCTATGATGGAAGATACAGTTCCTATGTGGAACGTATCTAAGAAAGCACTGAACACAATGAATGCTAAGTATGCGGGTTTGCTTAAAAAGAAAGATGGCAAGGGTGGGATGAGAAAACAGAGTTCAGCAGAGATTCGTTCTGACGAAATGTATACGGCTCAACGTAGTGCATCTGTAGCCAAGAAAGTTACTCCTCCTACACCTACTCAGTATCAACAGTTTTTAAATAGACTGACAAAAGCATTCCCAAGTGTTGACGTTGTGGCTACACAGGAGGAGTTCGATGCTTTAATGGAAAACCTTAATGCTCGTCAGTTGGTTACTAAAAGCCAAAAGGTTTACGGTGCAGTGGTTGATGGTAAGTTGTACCTCAACCCCGGGTTAGAAAACTTTAATACACCCGTTCACGAGTTCGGACACATTTGGATGAACGTTGCCAAAGAGATGTCCCCTGAAACATATAAGAAGGGGTTGGCTTTGGTGGAGGGTACTGACTATGTTACCGATGTAGAGAACAGTACAGACTATAAAAGGGTTATTAAAGAGATGGAGAAGGCGGGTGCTACCGAAGAGGACATCCGTAACTACATCCTTGAGGAAGCATTGGCAACTGCCATTGGAGATAAGGGTGAATCATTCGCCACTGCAGCACAGAAAAAGAATTTCAAGAATTGGTTGAACGAACTGTTTGAGTTCGTAAAGAAACTAACAGGTATCTCTAATATGTCTGCCGAGCAGATTCAGAACCTGTCACTTGATGAGTTCCTTAATGGCGTTGTTGTAGACCTTATGTCAGAGAACGAGTTGTTTGTTGGGGCTGAGGTTAGAAACCTTGATAACCAACTACAACTTATGACATCATCATCCCCTACTGTAGGGGCAGTGGTATCTGCTGCACGGAGTAAGGGATTCTCAGATGCATCTATAAGACAGGTGCTAAAAAATCGTGGATACAAGAAGGCTGATATTGATTCTGTATTAGAGGTTAAGGTTGACCTGCTTACTACAATGCCAAAAGAATTTGAACGTGTAGCAGGTGGAGTACAGTCTGCGCTTCAAATGTATAAGGACGTAAAAGAGAAGTTGGATAGGTTCTCTACCGAAGGCCCACGTGGTGGAAGGGGAACAACAAGAACCAAGACATTCTCTGATATCCGTGCCAAGGCAGTTGAACTTATGAAGGCTCACCCAACATTCCAAGAGCAGACAGACCAAGTTCAAATGGAACTACTGAATGCGTTTGATAGACAGTTGGGTATCAGAGCAAACACAAGTGTCAGCAGAGAGATGGCTGCCATTAGGAATAACCTAAGACAGAGAAGGGTTGCGGAAAACAACTTAGCAGATGCTCAGTTGCAGTTAAAGAACTTCATCAGAAGAAGCCTCCCTAAATCTAATGAGTATACTCAAGGGAAAATCAATGCATTGATTTCTGCGGTAAGTAAAGTAAAAACTGTAGAAGACCTTGAGGCACAGATGGAGAATGTGATGAATGTTATCGAGCAGCAGAGAGCAACGATGAAGAAGTCTGTCGTAAAGAAGATTGCTGAACTCGTAAACAAGAAAGCAAAACCTGCTATGACTCAATCAGGTAAACGTAGGTCTGCAGGATTGGACGCTGCGGGTCAGTCGTTCTTCTCTAATGCTAAGCAGGTACTCAATGCGATTATCAAGGATGATGTAGATGCTCTTGCTAAAATCGCAGAAGAGATTGCAAGACCTGAGGTTGATGAGGCATTCGCTAAACAAGCAAGAGGGGAGAAGTTGACATCTAAAGAGACTGCTCTTATGAACTTGGCGTTGGCGTTTGATACGTTTGCCGACCTTCAGAATATGTCTTTGGAAGAGACCAACGAATTGTTCAGTGTCATCAAAGACACAAGGAGAGAATCCATAAACAACCTGAAGTCAAGAAGAGCAGCACGTGCTGCTCGTAATAAGATGGTTGAGGATGAGGTGACTGCTCAGATTGCAGAGACAAATCCTGAGTTGTTCGATGAAATGGGTGAGTTGTTAAACACCGACCAAGTCTCAGAGAGAAAGAACGAAATAAGAAAACTATTCAGAGACAGGAAGTATCCACAGGCTATAAAGGAGTGGTTAAAGAACTTCAAGTATAGCAGTGCTTCACAGGTTATCGCTACGTCTAAGAATATGTTGAGACACCTTGGTACGCTTACCAACCTTGTAGATAGAGTATCAAGAAGCAAGACTGCGTTTACGGACAATGTATATAGAAGACTGAACCGTGCCAATGATATCTATAACGAAAATAGATTCAGAACTATTGAGGCTATAGATTCAATCGCAAGGGCTGCAGGGTTTGACAAGGGGTATAAGCAGGTTATGAATACCATCTACTCGGATGGTAACCCATTGATGTCTCTTAAATTAAAGAACACCAAGACGGGTGCAACCTTTAACGCTCAGGTAAGTAAAGACCAACAGATGCGTATATACGCTCTGAGTCAGAATGATTTTCAGCGTGACAAGTTGCGCAACCAAGGGGTTTCAGATGAGGTCTTAGAGGAAATCAAAACTAACCTCGGGCCTGAGGTGGTATCATTTGTTGATGGGGTCGTAGAGTTCTTGAGTAACGAATACTACGAACAAGTAAACTCTGTATACTCAAGCGTCAATGATGTGAACCTTGGTTACGTACAGAACTATTTCCCAACATCAACTATCAGCCCACAGGATAACAACGAACTCCTAAAGGAGGGCGACTTCAATGGAATCTTTAACGCTGAGGTATCACCTGCATTCAAGGAAAGAACCGATACCAAAAAGGATATTAGTATATCTGACTTTGACTTCTCGGGTGTGTTAGAAAACCACCTGCAGTCAATGGATAAGTATGTTGCTTATGCTGAGGCCACGAAGGATATTAATGCATTCTTTAAAATCCCTGCAGTGAACCTACTACTTAGTGAGTTGGGTATCCATAAGTCTATGATGCAGACGGTCAATATGGATATCAATCCAAATGCCGGGACTTCTATGGGTCAGGACAATAAGGTGATGTCTAAGTTCCAACAACTGTTCACGGGTTTTGCTTTGGCATTCAAGGTCATTCAGATTGCTAAACAGGCGACATCATTTGTTAACGCATATGCTGATTATAGTTACTTCCCTAAGGACTCTAAAGTTCCTAACGTTGTGAAGAAAGCAATCGACCCTGTTATGTTTATGGTTGATATGGCTGCAACGTATGGGTCAATGGCTAAGGATTTGATTGGCAAAGACGGTGCTATCAATAAGGCGATGGAGATGTCACCAACACTTCGTATGCGTATCAGGCAGGGTATTGAGGGTGACGTGTATGGATTGGAATCAGGAGGTAAAGCATTTAAGCCACTGAGTAAGAGCCATACTAAAGTGGCACGTGCAAGACGTGCACTTCAACAGGCGGGTGCTGCGCCCACGGTTATCGGAGACGTGCTCGGTGTTATGGGGTATATGATTAACTACAACAGGAACATCAAGAACGGAATGAATCCACAGGAGGCAGCAGAAGCATTCAATAACTACAATGCTACTCAGCAGTCAAGACGTGGAACAGAGAAGACTCCTCTTCAGATGAGTAAGAACTACCTCGTTAGAACATTCACAATGTTTGGAAGCACAGTGTTCCTACAGATAAACAAAGTGATGTCATCTGCTACCAATATGGGTAGGGATATTTCAGAAGGAAAGGTTCCTCGCTCAAAAGATATCAGAGAGTTCTATCTAAACCTTGCTATCGCTAACGCACTGTTCGTTGCTACTTCTAACATAGGAAAACTATTAGGAGATGATGACGACAGGGAGGATGCTATGGGTAAAATTGCTGAAGCAATGATTGGTATGAACCTACTATATCAGTTGCCAATGCTTGGTGTAGTTGCTGAAGAGTACGACCTTGGCGGTAGAGTTATAGCGGGTATTAGCGGGGATGAGTATAAAAAGAAAAAGAAGTTTGTCTCTTCTATAGTGAACCCATTCTCATCGGTAGGATACAAGGTAAAGAAACAGGTAGAGAAAGATGGGGTATTGTGGGGTACGACACGACCAATACTTGAGGCTGCAATGGGAGCACAGTTAGACCCATTCATTGGGTTGTACAACCTTGGATTCGGAGACGATGAGTTTCAAGAGGCAGCAATCTACGACATACTTGGTATATCTAAATCTTATAGACCCGCAAGTGGTATGTCACCTGAACCTGAAAAGGAGAGTAAGAAAGGAGAGGTAGAGAGTATGGCTATCGACCCCAAACTTCTGAAGAAGAAAAAATAATAAAGGAAAAGGGAGTGTCTTTGAGGACACTCCCTTCCAACTTCAATGACAAACGATTTGGCGGTCTCTGAGAGGGTTTCACCTTTCTTCCTTGGTGTACCCATTAACTTGTGTATCTCGGAAGCCGTGAACTTTCCCATTCGCTTTGCTTCCCATTCTAATTGTGTCATTTCTCTTTGGTGTTAAAGGTTATGTTCACGGTAAACCCAAGGGCATCCGCTTTCTGAACGATTGCATCTACAAGCAACTGCAACTCCCATTTGTT